ATGAATATTACGGAAAGAAAAAATCAAATAATACTTCATGATGTGAAAGACTTCAATTTGACGCATATTTTTGACTGCGGTCAGTGTTTCCGGTGGAATAAGGAGGAAGATGGTTCATATACAGGAGTGGTCGGCAGGAATGTCATAAATGTTGTGCAGGAAGGTACGGATGTTACATTCAACAATATAGGAATAGACGATTACGAAAAAATAATAATGGACTATTTTGATTTCAATACAGATTATTCTGAAATAAAAAAAGCTGTCAATACGGATGACATTATGGCAGAAGCCATAAAATTCGGTGAAGGAATCAGAATTTTAAATCAGGATGAATGGGAAACAATGATTTCATTCATGATTTCTGCCAACAACAGAATTCCTATGATAAAGAAGGTAATAGAGAATTTAAGCAAATCATTCGGTGACCATATCTGCAGCTACAGAGGAAGGGAATATTACAGCTTTCCGACCCCTCAGCAGCTTTCGGAGACACCTGTTGAGAAAATTCAGGAATGCAAGGCAGGCTTCCGCTCTCCGAGGATAAGAGATGCAGCTTCAAGATTTCTGACTGAACGAGATATTGTTTACAATATAAAGAAGACAAGCTATGACGAAGGACTGACATATCTGAAAACCTACGCCGGAATAGGGGACAAGGTTGCCAACTGCATACTTCTGTTTTCAATGAAGCAATTTGACACATTCCCCGTTGATGTATGGGTGAGAAGGGTTATGCAGACACTGTATGTGGACAAGGATACAAAAGATGCTGATATAAGAAAATTCGCTGAAAATAAATTTGGGAAGCTGTCAGGCTATGCACAGCAATATTTATTTTATTATGCCAGGGAGAACGGTATAGGTGTAAAAAATGCTTATAAATCAGCTGTATAATATAAGTCTGGGCAAATGTGGGGCAAATTATAAAATTTTTGAATACTTATCAAAGCTTGCAGCTGAGCTTTGCTGTATATTATCAATCCCATGTGTATAATTCTTTATAACAGTATCAATTGTATCACCCATTGTCTTAGCGACCGTAACAATATTTACGCCGTTATGGAGTGCTATAGTGGCGTAAAGATGCCTCATATCATGAAATTTTATTTTTGGAATGTTATTTAGTAGCAACATGCTTCTAAACCTCGTTGTAATCCATTCTCTACTATAAGGCTTTTGAGTATTAATATTAAAGAACAATAACCCGGATTGCGGCAATACCTTAATTGCTGAGATGTACTGTTTTATTATTTCGCATACAAAAGTAGGGGCATAAACTGTCCTGACAGAATTGCTTGTCTTAGTATCTGTTATATTGCGTTCTACCTTGTTTTCTTCATTATAAACTTTTCCGTATTGCTTATCGACTTTAATTTTATTATTTTTTAAATCAATATCGGTAATCTGCAATGCTAAGATTTCAGCTTGTCTCATTCCTGTAAATAGCGCAATTGAGTAGATTGTCTTCAATGTTATATCTTCTTCGTTTGCAATACTTCTCATTAATTTTTCTATATCTTTGTCTGATAGCAGCTCTGCATAGTTACTTTTTGATTGTGTAGGAAATTTTATATTATATTTCGCTTCTTTAATAAGGTCCCATTCAACTGCTTTATTCATGATTTTGATGAATTCCTTATAAATCGTCTTTACCGTCGTTAATTTCAAACCCTTTGCTAATAATTCGTTTACGAATTTCTGTACGTGAATAGTTTTAATACTTTGAATCTTCATTTCTCCAAAAAAAATTAGCAAATGATTATTTGTAATTGAAATATACTGAAGTACTGATGCTGGTCTTAAGGTTGGTCGAACATATTCATCAAGCACTAATTGTGCTAAGTGTGAAAATTTCATATTTTCACCAGTTCCAATGTCGCCTTGCATAATATTAACTTCAAAAGTCTTATGTGCATCCTTAATCTCTTTTGACCAATTTTTAACTTCAACATCTTTGTCGGTCAATTTTTTTTCATAGAAATAGTTCTGAGTGTAGTAAATCCCATCTTTACGTACTCTAAATCTAAATTTCCCGTCGCCACGGTATTCAATGCTCATATCTTTATCCTCCTTTTAAGAACATTATATATTGATTCTTTTTAAAGTACAATAATTATTATATTTTTGTAACTTTACACGAACAAATGTTCGGTATATAATATTTATACTACCTAAATTATTTAATAAATAATAACTTTTAAAAAAATTTTTACCATTTTTGCAAAATGTCCGCTAAAGGGGACACATTTTTGAAAATATGTATTATAATTAACATAGGAACTTTTTCTTTTTTATCGTATGCTTATGGTAACGACAACCGGGATTATAAGCATATGAAAATATACATACATATATATAGAATACGAACAGAAAAGAGAATTTCCCTAAGACATCTTGCGGATTTATCTGGGGTGGGGAAAACGACAATCAATGAAATTGAAAACGGCAATAAATTTCCAACGCTTGATACATTGGTAAAGATAGCTGAAGCGTTGGAAGTTGACGCAAAGATTTTGTTTGATTATCGCAGTGATGAAACATAAAAAAACAACGGGAGGACGGAATGGAAGAAGATTTAAGGAAAGCTATCGAATTATTATATTTAGTAAAGGACAGGCGTTATATTAAAATTTTAATTTCTTTTTTAAAGAGTCACTTAAATGGATAGCAGGATTACATAAAAAAAATAACATTATTTAGATGTTATTTTTTTTATTATTTCAATGGCTTTCTTCATGGTTTCTTTTTCTTGCTGCGGTAAACTTGCCATTTCAATTATCATATTTCTTATAAAAGGATCCGTGTCTTTAAATATCAAATCCATAGCTTTTCCGAATTTGTCTTCTGTTTCGTAACTATTAAACATTTCGCCTTTGCCAGACCTCAACCACTCTTCGCTAATATCAAATTCACGGCATATACTTTTTATAGTCTGCTCAGTTATGCCTCTATCTCCGCTTTCTATCTTAGAGATTCCTGCTCCGGTCATTCCAATTGCAGTGGCAAACTTTTCTTGGCTTAATTTAAAATGTTTTCTTATTTCAAAAATTCTATTATTCATTATTGGTCTCCTACCGCATATTTTTAACATAATTGATATCTGTAATAATAATATCAAAAATACTTGGCAAAGTCAAGATAAAAGTATTGACAATATTGGCAAAGCCATATATAATGTTGGCATAGCCAATAAAATTTATTGAAAGGAGATAAATAGATGCTTGACAACATAGATGATTTAATTAAGGAAATCGAAAAGGAATTCAAAGATTTCAAAAACATGACGCCAATTGAAAAAAGCGCATACATAGGAATGTACATGCAACGAAAACTTAATTGTCTACAAAAAGAATAGGAGGAATCATGAAAGAATTAAAAGTTCTTGAAAGCACAGGTATGATAAAGGTATATGAAACAGACCAAGGAGAAAAAGTTGTAAATGCAAGAGAATTGCATGAAGGCTTAGAAAATAAGAGACAATTCTCTGATTGGGTGAAACAAAGATTGGATGAAGTTGGGGCGGTTGAAAATTCAGACTATACCCTCATTTCACAAAATTGTGAAACGAGCACAGGCGGTACGGTAAGAAAAGAATACATCGTAAAACTTCCTACCGCCAAGGAAATGGCAATGCTGGAACGTAACGAAAAAGGTAAAGAGTACCGAAAGTACATAATAAGCGTTGAGGAAAAGTACAAGCTTGATGTCTCAAAACTTAGTCCTGAACTCCAAATGTTCAAGCAGATATTTGATACCGTTGCATTGACTCAGATTAAACAGCAGGAAATTGAAAAATCCGTTGCCGACACAAACGCCCGTATCGATAGCATAAAAGAAGTTGTTGCTCTTGACAGCACAGCATGGAGAGCCGATACACAGAATCTCCTAAATAAGATAGCTGTTTCTTTGGGTGGGACAAGCGAATCTTACAGACAGCTAAGAAATGAAAGCTATGAACTTCTCGACCAGCGCATGGCGGCAAGACTGCAAATCAGATTAACCAATAAACGTCGCCGTATGGCAGAGGAAGGCACAAGCAAGTCAAAGCGCGATGCACTTACCAAAATAGACGTGATTGCTGAAGATAAAAGACTTATCGAAGGATATGTAGCTATTGTTAAAGAGATGGCCATTAAACACGGAATTGCTGATAAAATTGCAGTTTAGGAGTATGAAATGGAAGAACAATTAAAGGAATTAATTAAATTGGCAGTTACGGAAGTGATGCCTTCAATAGTAGCAGAAGCCGTAGCGACAGCCATTGCAGAAGCGGGATTGTTGCCACAGCAATCCGATGGTTTTCCAGAAATAATGAACTTAAAACAAGCTGCAAGTTTTGTGCACCTTACTGAGAGCTATATTAAGAATAATAAACATGATTTAGGTATACCTCATACAAGAATGGGACGAAGGTATGTTTTTACGAAAACCGAGTTACTTGAGTGGGTGAAGAAACGAGAAGAAGAAAAAAGGGGTACAGTAAAAATGACTCCCGCTAAATATCAAGGCAGAATTACTAAAGTTGTATAAAGGAGAATAAATTTATGAAAGCTACAGGAATAGTAAGAAACATCGATTCTTTAGGAAGATTAGTATTACCTATGGAACTAAGAAGGACAATGCAAATACAACCGGGAGACCCGCTCGAAATCTTCACAGACAATGACAGCATCGTCCTGAAAAAGTACTCAAACACAAGAGCTTGTGCATTCTGCGGTGAAGCAGAGTTGGACAAGCTCACCGAAAAGAACGGTTCATGTGTTTGCAACAAATGTATCGGTGAGCTGTGGTTGGAGAGGTAGAGATATGTTAATTAGAACCCAAGATAAGAATGGATTGGTTAACTTAGACCGAATAGAACTCTTGACAACGAGCGGAAGAAAAAACATAACTGCACATTTTGCCGGGATGCAATCTCAAACCTTAGGAGTGTATTCTTCTGAAAAAAAAGCAATAAAAGTGCTAAATCAGATTCAACAGCACTATGAAATATATGAACGAGCAAAATGTTATCCTGATGAATTGGCTGTCTTTCCCGTATTCGAAATGCCGCAAGATACTGAGGTGAAAGCGTGATGGAGATTGAAAAGGAGAAACTGTATAGATGTTGTAATACTTGCGAATATAAAGATGAGAGCTTCTATGGATGCAGCAAAGCAAAAGAGTGTTATAACGGGTTTAGTGCTTATTCTCCTAATGCGGAGATGAGACGACAGGAAAGGGAGTGTGTGAACAGTGAGCGACAATGAAAAAGGTCTATACAGCAAATATAGAGTATATAGGTGTGACTTGACTCCTGTTTTTAATTGCTTTGTGCTTGAGCCTGACAAAGACCCTGCGGCAGTGACGGCGCTCCGGGCATACGCAGCAGCCACGGAAAATAAGGCGTTGGCACAGGATATTTATGATTGGGTTGGAAAGGAGTGATAAATAATGACTATAAAGTACCTAAATTGCACTAATTGCAAGAGATACATGCTAAACGGAGGTAATTGCTCTGGCGCAAGAAGTCGTCATTGTAAGAGATATAAGGAGGTAGGAAATGAACGAAAAGCTTAAGAGTTGTCCGTTTTGCGAGGGAGAAGCAAAGCAATACTTGAGTGTTTGTAGTTGGGTAGAGTGTAAAAAATGTGGAGTAAAAACACCTCAATATCAATTCGACAATCAGTCGATTGCCGCATGGAACACCCGAGCAGCAGACGAAAACCCGGTGTTGACGATTGAGGAGCTACAAAAAATCAATGACGACATGGAAAACCGCCCGTGGGTATGGATTGAAGTGTTGCCGGAACGAAGCAAGTATTCGAGTGTACATATCGAATCCGCATATTATCAAGCGCATTCAGATTATACCGAAGGTGAAGCGTTTTGTTGTGGCTATCCCGGGCTTGGATTTCACTTTGAATATGAAGAATACGGCAAAACATGGCTCGCATATAAGAGAAAGCCTGAAGATGAACAAAATTAAACGAAAAATCAATGAATACAAAGCCGAATTTGTGTTAATTGCTCTCCTGTTCATCTTTAACGTTTTACTCGTAGCCGTAATCAAATTAGGAATATAGGAGGAAAACCTATGATATGAACACATTACTATTATCACTGATAAGTCAATACCGCAATATCATAGCCAAAGACGGCGAGGTCGAAGATTATGAGCTTAGGGACTGGCTGAAGCTTGACCCTGAATTGCCTGAACGCTACAAGGAACCCGATAAACTGGACAAACTGGTTGTTAAAATCTTGGAATCTCCAAAACTTTCAATAGAAGAAAGATACATACAAAGAGCAGAACTGTACAACCTCGGTATGACGGATGCTCAGATAGCTGACAAGCAAAATGTTACCAAGGGAACGATAAGATTTTGGCGCATAGCAAATAATCTTGAAGAAAATCTCAGCCAAGAAGAAGATGAAAAGCTTAAGGAAATTAAAGCAAGAAACATAGAAATACAGAAACTGTATGAACTTGGATATGGAGATTATAAAATTGCACAAGAATTGAAAGTATCGCAGAGTACAGTATGCCTTTTTCGGAAAAATAACGGATTGCCTGCGAATTACGGTATAGCAGAAAAAGCGAAAAAAGGAGGAGCAAATGCGACCCGAAAAGATACAAATGATAAAGTCAATTTTTAATAACCTACCGCCTGAGCAAAAAACGGAAAGTTATTTCGCTAAGAATCATCAGAAATTTAAGCTTGCAAATCCAAAGTTAGCGAGGTCGATATACAATGAATACTTACAACCGAATAGATGTTAGAGTGCCGCATCACCAAGAACACGGGAGACACTGCAAATTAGTTATCAGAGGATAAGAGATAACAGTTTGCGGTGTTTTTTATTTAAAAATAGGAGGAAATATGAACCCAAGAAGAATTGCGGAAGAAAAAAGAGAAGAAAGAGAAGGAACACAGAAAACATACTGCCGACCTATAGCAATTGAAATCACAGTAACCAAAGGCAATCAAAGCATAACTCTAAGTCCTGAAGAATACGCGATGATGTCGAGACGTATGGAAAATGCATTTATTAATTCTTTAGCAGTAGTGGAGGAATGACATGTATAAATGCGACGAATGCAACACAGTATTTGAAACTCCAAAAGAATACTGCACCGAAGAACAGATATTCGCTGGTTGTCCAGACCCTCAATGCCAAGGAACATACACAGACGTCTTTAAATGCTCTTTATGTGACGAATGGAAGTCACATGATGAAATGCACAAAGACATATGCTATGAGTGCGCAGAGAAGGAATACACGGACAGGCTGGGGCTTAAATACATAGAAAAGTATAGAGATTTTTATCTTGATGCCTATGGGGTTGAAAAGGTGGATAAGGATTTAAAAAGTGATTTGATAGACGTGCTTGAAAAGGCATACAAAGAATCAATTGATATGGACAATGACTGGAATCATAAATTGGCAAGAGTTAAAGAGTATTGCCTTGAATTTATGGATGAATGGATTAAGTTTTTGCAGGAGGAAAGCTAATGATTAATATCAAAGGATTAAACAAAGCAGATGTTTTAAAGGAATTGTATAACAATTCAAAAGTACAAGGGTTGGGATTTTTACAAGCAACAGGTAAAGATATGACAACAGAAGAAGCAGAGAAGTTGCTTGATTATAGAACCGATTTTGATTACTTGTACGGAAAAATCATGAAGATTGATTTATCGTCTGATGATGAATTTAATGAACGGTTCTATGACAGAGATAACGGGATAGGTGCTGCGGCAAGGGCAATTGAGCGGTTAAGGGAGGAAATCTAATGGATAATGGAAAATTAGAAAAAGCAAACCAATTGAACCGCAGAATAGGAATGTTAAAAGATAACATAGCAATTCTTGCCTCAGCAAAGCGCTCTTTGGAAACAGATTTGCAAAAGCTTCAGGCTGAATTTGATGCGCTGTAGGAGGTTGTGATGGATGCAGTTAAGTATTTGAAAGAAAACACAGAATGACAAATAACTGTTGTGGTTCGTGCATGAAATGCCCTTTAGGTAATCGCAATAATGGGACTAAAAAAACATGCAATGAATATGAAGCCGAAAATACAGAGGAAGCCATCGCAATCGTCGAGCAATGGTCAAAAGAGCATCCGGTTAGAACTTATCTGTCGGTGCTGTTGGAGAAGTTTCCGAATGTAGAATTGGATGAAGATGATGGCACTCCACACCTTTGTCCCAAAAGTATATTTGGAATTAATGCAGAATTTGAAAGATGCGCACTCAATAGATGCAAAGAATGTTGGAACAGAGAATATAAGGAGGATTAAATGAAAATAAAAGCATTGAAAATTAAAGATTTCTTGGGGATTGAAGAATTTAATTATAACCCCGACCCAAAGCTGAATATTTTAATCGGGCCGACAGGTAGCGGAAAAACTTCTGTTATCGAAGCCGTAGAAAAAACTTTCAGCAATACAGGCAGAAGAACAGAATTAATAAAACATGGTGAAAGTGAAGCTACGCTTTATATCGAAACCGATAGCGGACTTGAAGTTGAAAGAAAGCTCCGTGACGATAAAGCAGACTACTTCAAACTTAGGCAGCAGGGCGAAGGTATAAAGTCTACTGAAGCAGAACTTAGAAAATTCGTCAGAGGTGATGTGTTTAGACCGCTTGACTTTATAGCACTTCCTGTTAAGGAGCAGACAAATATTATATTGAGCATGATAAAGATGGATTATCCTGCGGATGAAATCATTCAATGGTTCCTAAATGATGCGGATGTTTTAAATGGAATAAATACGGACAAGCACATGCTGCAAATTCTTAAGGATATTGAGAACAAGTTTTATAAAGAACGTGAAGAAGTAAACAGAGACGTTAAGACCCTTGAAATCCAAGTTAAAAATATTGAAAGAGGGTTGCCTGATAATTACAACGGCGATGAATGGAAAGATAAAAAAGTCGAGGAATACTACTCCAAAGTTTCCGAAGCTGAAAAAATCAATAAATACATCGAGCAGGCGAAAGCATTAAAAGATAACTACGACGACAAAGTTAATTCAATTAACGCTGCTGCAGAAGCCAAGAAAGCAAGACTTGATGTTAAATATACCGAAATAAAGCAAGATTTAAGAGATCTCATTGATTTGTCGCAGCAGAAGATTGAGAAAGAAAAAAGTAAAATAGATGGGCTTGGATCTTTGTTGGAAAATCAATTAAAAGACTATGACATGCAACTTGAAAAAGAAATAGCAAGATTGAAAGCAAATTACCTTGAAATGAAAGAAACAGTCAAAAGGCAGACAGCTATAGCAGAAGAGCAAAGCAAAGAAGAAATAAAACAACAGGAACAGAAAATAGCCGTTAAGGAACAAGAGGTTTCCGGGCTTGATGATAAGAAAGAGCTTGAAAAAGAAGGTATTGAAAAAGAAACCGCACAACTTATTGAAATTGAGAAAGAGAAAATCGGTAAAGCCTCTGAATATCTTGAAAATAATAATCTTATAGATGTTGACCCATTAAGAGCTGATGCGGAAAAAGTTGTTGAAATGCAAGGCTATTTGAGAGATTGGGACAGAATGCTTTTCATAAGAGACGGAGAACTTACTACAAAGAAAAGCCGCAGCGATTACTTTACAAACATTATCTCAATCGCACGTAACAAGCCGTCAGAGTTGCTTAAAACGCACGAACTGCCGCTTGAGGGTATATCGGTTGACGAGAACGGCTTAATTCGCATAAACGGCACATTATTAGATGGCTTAAGCGATGGTGAAAAGATGGATGCGGCTTTCAAGATTGCGCTTCAGAGAATGGGCGAATTGAAAATCATGTGTCTCGACGGATTTGAAAAACTGGATATCGATAGACAGAAAACGGTAATTGAGTTATGCGAAAAGAATGATATTCAGGCATTTATAACCATTACACAAGGTACTAAAGATAACCAATTTAAAGTAAAAAACCAATTAGGAGAGGAAGATAAATAATGGCAAATGATTTAATTTTAAAAGAATCACATAAACACTTGAATTCACTACTTGAATCAAAGGCAGCGGCTTTACCAAAAGATTTTAACAAAACAAGATTTCTGCAAAACTCAATCACAGTATTACAGGACACAAAAGGTATTGAAAAATGCAATGCAATAAGTGTTGCAAGGACAATGCTTAAGGGTGCATTTCTCGGCTTGGATTTTCTGAATAAAGAGTGTTATGCAATACCATACGGAAACAGTTTGCAATTTCAGACGGATTATAAAGGTGAAATAAAGCTTGCTAAAAAATACAGCATTGAACCAATAAGGGACATTTACGCCAAATTGGTTAGAAAGGGAGATTTCTTTGAAGAGGAAATCAAAGAAGGTAAGCAGTATGTGAATTTCAAGCCTATACCATTTAACAATGACAGCATAATAGGGGCTTTCGCAATTTGCTTCTTTGCAGATGGTAGCATGAAATACGACACAATGAGCAAAGAAGAAATCGACAAGACGAGAGACGATTATTCAAAGATGCCGAAAGGTACAAGTTGGACAAAGAGTTACGGCGAAATGTGTAAAAAGACCGTTCTAAGAAGACTATGCAAAATGATTTCTCTTGATTTTGACAATATAGAACAAAGACAAGCCTGGGAAGATGGAGCGGATGTTGAATTTGAAAAGAAAAATTCAAAACCTAAGAATATATTGGATGTAGAATCTCACGATGCAATAATCGCCGAAGAAGCAGAATTTCAAATAATTGAGGAAGACGCTGACGATGGAAAAGAAATCGATGAAGATATCCCTGACGTCTTCAAGGAGTAAACAATGAGTAATATAACGGTTACAGATTTAATACAAGATTATGAAGAAATTTCTGCTGACAAAATGCAAAAATATACAAATCAATTGAATAATAATAACTATTTCAGTCCGGAAATGAACCGCTTATTTTGCGGTTCTACCCAACTGAAACAATATATAGAATGTGAATTACAAGCGACGGCTCAGTTAAATGGAGAATTTCAAAGAGAAACCACAGAGGATATGCTTGTCGGAAGCTATGTTCATGCTTGGTCGGAAGGAACACTGCAGCAGTTTATAGAAGAACATCCCGAGATTATGGCGAGCAAAGGTAAAAATGCAGGCGGATTGAAAGAGAAATTCCAAAAGGCTGACGAGATAATCGACGTTTTAAAGAACGATGAAAGTCTATATAAGGTAATTGCTCAAACCGAGAAAGAAATTGCGTTTACTGGGCAAATATACGGCTTGCCGTTCAAGATAAAAGTGGACATGCTCCATCGAAAACAGAAATATTTCGTAGACCTCAAAATCGTTAAGAGTATTTCTGAACAATCTTGGAGTGACGAATTTCGGCGGAAGGTAAATTTTATTCTTGCATGGCGGTATGACTGGCAAATGGCTATTTATTGCGAGATTATCAGGCAAAATTTGGGTAGTTACTTCATTCCTAACATCATGGCAGCAAGCAAAGAAAAAACTCCTGATAAAGATTTAATCACCTTTGCTACAGAGGATGAAAATTCAGTTGAGCAGTTTGTACAATCAACGCTCGAAGAATTAAAACCGTACATACTTCGAGTTAAGGACTTAAAAGAGGGTAAGGCAGAGCCTGTCGGATGCGGAAAGTGCGACTACTGCAAGAGCATTAAGAAAGTTACAGAGCCTGTGTATTGGCTGGACTTAGGAGAATAACCGGGGGAGCAATCCCCCAAAGGTGGTGATAGATTGGCAGAGAAAAGGATGTTTGCAAAAACAATTATAGATTCAGATGCATTTTTAGATATGCCATTGTCAACTCAAGCATTATATTTTCATCTTTCAATGCGTGCTGATGACGACGGATTTATAAACAACCCAAAAAAAATTCAACGTTCGCTGGGCTGTTCAGACGATGATTTAAAGTTGTTGATTGTCAAAAGATTTATTGTCCCGTTTGAAAGCGGAATCGTCGTTATTAAGCATTGGCGTATACATAACTATATTCAGAAAGACAGATATAAAGAAACTGTTTATCAAGAAGAAAAGAATATGCTTGAGATAAAAAACAATAAAGCTTATACGTTGAAAAATGAACAAGAATTAATTGTCGGAAACAAAATGGATACAGAATGTATACATAATGCGTACGGTTTGGAGACACAGGTTAGGTTAGGTAAGATTAGTATAAATACTTCTTCGTTGCAAAAAACCGAAAATGAATCTCAACTTGAAAACGAAGATGTTATTCCTTCTGAACCTAAATCTAAAAAAACAAAAGTTAAGACGGTTTTTTCAACGGAGGATAAGGAATATAAGCTTGCAAGTTATTTGTCTAAGCAAATCGCTAAGAGATTGAACAAGCCATTGCAGAAAGAAGAAACATTGCAAAGGTGGGCTGCTGACTTTGAAAAGACGGTAAGAATTGACGGCAATGACATAGACGAAGTAAAAGACGTATTAGTTTTTAGTCAGAAAGATCCATTTTGGCAAGCAAACATAATGTCAGCAGGTAAATTTAGAAAGCAATATATGACACTGTTGGCGAAAATGAAACAAGGTGAAGAACCATGAAAAACGTAAATTTGGAACTTGAAAACAGTATAATCGGCATTTTGTTCACAGATTTCAATGACGTGATAAAACATTTTGATATGCTTAAACCTGAGTATTTCAGCCAAAAGATAAACAGAGACGTAATTGAGAAAGCAAAATTCTGCTATGTGAACAAAGAAGATTTTACGCCATTTACGGTTCAAGAACATTTGAAAAATTGCGGATATGCGGATGTGATTATCTCAAACCACATGGTGGGATGTGCTGAAACTGTAATCACAAAATATGAGCTTAAGGGCAATTTAAAACTTCTGAAGGATTTACACCAAAGGCGTGAGTTTGAAGAGATACTTTCTCAAAGCTTGAATGACACTGGCGAACTTGATTCAAACATAGAAAAATTGTTACAAGGGTTATATGAACTTAGAACTGGAGCGGAAGACGGTAAAAAACGAGTTAAAACCATGTTAGATGTTTCGTTTGAATATTTGGATTTTCTTTCAAATAAGGACGACGGCAATAGATGCGACACGGGATTTCCTCTGATTGACAGTATGTTGAAAGGAATGTTCAAAGGTCAGCTGATTGGATTAGCGGCACGCCCGGGATGCGGAAAATCGGCATTAGGTACAACAATCGGATTGAATGTCGCAAAGAAAGGCAAAACGGTGGTTATGTTTACTCAGGAAATGGAGGCATACGAGGTTTTTGAGCGAATGATAGCCAATCAGGCATACATACCCATGGACAATTTGATTGAAAAATTTAAGGGGACTGCAAAAGAGACTGAAGATATTTATTACAGCAAAATACTTTCGAAATCAAATGATTTATCAAAGTTGCCAATGATAATAGCAGACCACACAAGATTAACAACAGCTACAGTAAGAGCCACTTGCCAGCAATTCAAAAATTTAGGGCTGATAATAATTGACTACTTGCAATTAATGTCACCTGTAAAAAGAGAACAGAGCAGGAATTTAGACATTGCTCAAATAACAAGAGAATTGAAAATCTTAGCTTCCGACCTTGGTTGTCCAATACTCTTATTGTCGCAGCTTAACAGGGATAAAGACGAAACAGAAATACCGTCACTGAAGGATTATAGAGACAGCGGAGCAATTGAACAAGACCTTGTCAAGAGTATGATGCTTTGGAAAACAGACGTTGAAAATAATAAAATCGGTCTTGTAATCAACAAAAATAGGCGGGGAAGTCTTGGGGCTGTCGAGTTGGAGTTCAAGGGAAAATACATGATGTACTCAGAACTTGGTCTTTATGACACAAAAGGAAAAACCAAAAGAAGAAAAAAATCTGATTGGAGTGAATTCGATTGAAAACAGATGGTTTAAACAGCATAGCCGAATTGGAAACATATTTAGAAGCTAAACAAATTGAGGAAATTGAACAGTTTGGAATGAATTCCTTGGGGATTTTAGCACAACAAGAAATGTTGAGGTTGATTAAGTTGAAAAAGTGACGTCTTTAAATTCGATTTAAAGAAAATTAACTCTCAATCGACGGATAGGACAAGCAGAGGTGCAAAACGATTTTAAAGTACAAATAAATAGCTCACAGAAGAAAATAGGAGGTATGGTTATGGAAATAAAACAAATAGAGATTGTAAAAACATTAAGCGAGATGCTATGCGAGAAAGCCGCGGAGCTTGAAAAATACAATAAAGATTACGTGGAATGGAGAAAAAGAGCGCTAAAATGGCACGAGCAATTTGAAAGAAGAACTGATGTTGGTATATGGGATTACCATTGGAAAGTAGAAAAAGAGCCTGTAGAGACAGTTACGAATGCTGAGATTGAAAGAATAGCAGTGCAGCTTAGGAAAGAACTTGTAAGGCTGTATATGAAACAAGGATAAGAATGCATAAATATCCAAAATAAAATCAATATAAGAGGTGTATTTATGAAAGTATGTTTAAAATGCACAGACCGTCACCTTGGGTGTCACGGTGAGTGTGAACGATACAGATTGGAAAAAGAGAAAATTGAGCAGGCGCACAGGACGAGGGATGCATATTTGAATAGTTATGGCGCGATGTTCAATGAGAATAGGAGGCAGGGATGAATTGGAAAAAAGAAAAACCTTTGGAAAGTCAAATTGTTGGATGTGGAACTTGCGGATTTAAACCACAAATAGCACCTATGCAAAAAGTTATTGCTGTTGGTTTTGGAGAGGCAAAACTAATCAAGAATAGCGAAATTATTTGGGAAGAAAGAAACAAAGAGTGGGAAGACTGCATTACATTTGCCGATGCTGAAGAAATGGCAAAAAAAGACCCTGATAATGATTGGAGAGTGCATTTGTTGGCTCCTCTGTCGGAAGTTGAGTATCAGAGGCAAGGTGAAGGACAATGGTTTTTAATTAAAACAGGATTTGGTTTTGCATAGGAGGATAAATTGAAAAATAAAACACTTTTAATATTTCAAATGTTTCTGCTTGGTGCATTAGTTTTCGTGATGCAGCAGTCGGATAAAGTGCATAAAATTGAAATTCAGAATTATGAAAACAGGCTGATTAAGGTTGAAAACAGGTATCTTGTTGAGAAGGAAAAGCACGAGCAGACAAAGCTTGAATTAGCTTACACAAAGAGGATTGTTTCAGATAAAGACAAGCTGATGCAGGATTTCGTGACAAGTGAGTATGCGGGTGAATTTGATATTAGTTATTACACTGCGGGAGTTGAAAGCACGGGGAAAACACCGGACGACCCGTTTTATGGAATCACGGCAAGTGGCGAACTTGTATTGGAAGGATATACTGTAGCAGCTGATTGGGGCGTTCTACCGAATGGGACTAAAATTTATATAGACGGAATCGGTTTTAGGACGGTGCGCGATACAGGCTCAGCGATAGTTGGTAATAAATTAGACATTTACGTTGAGGATTTGGAAACGGCTTTAGCGAACGGTAGGCATATGGCGAAGGTTTATGTACTGGGGAATGGTGATTAGATGGACAATATATCAATATTTGACATAATGCATCCTACGTTCAAGATAGACAAGCCTGTAAGATTGATAGAACTTTTTGCCGGGGTTGGCTCTCAAGCGATGGCATTACGGAACATAGGAGTTGATTTTGAACATTATAGAGTGGTTGAGCTTGATAAATATGCCCTTGCAAGTTATAACGCAATACACGGAACGGATTTTAAAATAACAGATATTACTGAGGTTAAGGGAACTGATTTAGCGGTCGTAAATACAAATAAGTATTGCTACATAATGACATACTCGTTCCCCTGTCAAGACCTTTCCGTGGCTGGCAAAATGAAAGGAATGACTAAAGACAGCGGCACAAGGTCCGGGTTGTTGTGGGAAGTGGAAAGGCTGCTAAATGAGGTTGACAATCTTCCGCAGGTGCTCCTAATGGAAAATGTACCCCAAGTAATTTCACAACAAAATATAAAAGATTTTCACTTGTGGCAGAAGTTTCTTGAGGATAAAGGATATTCAAACTATGTTGAAACTCTAAATGCCAAGAATTACGGAATTGCTCAGAACAGAGATAGGACTTTCATGGTTAGTTTGTTGGGTGAATGGAATTACAGTTTCCCCAAGCCAATTCCACTGACTAAAACAATGAAGGATTATTTAGAAGATGAAGTTGATGAAAAGTATTATATCAATAATGAAAAGGCACAAAAGCTCATTGACGAGCTTAATGCTGAAATACAGCGTAAAATCCAACCCAAGATTGACAAAGCCATTGAAGAATATCACGAAAAATACAATGCCGCTGTTGAACAAGCGAAAACGGATGCGACAAGGAATGCTCTTCTGATGATTTATCCGATAGCCTGCAACTCAATCTATGAGGCTTACGGAATCGGAACTAAACGGATGGACAAGTTCCTTGAGTATTTCAGCAGGCATTTAGAATGTTTGAACAGTGGCGTAACTGACGTGGATGATTATAAGAAATGGTGTGAGGATGAAAAAATAAAGTATTTTGATGTTGTGGAGGTAGAAGATGAATAGGTACGTCTACTACGACAATTATCTTGAATTTGAACGAGAACATTTCATAGATGCAGAAACAATCGGCAAGGCACGTTATAAGATTTGGCTTAAAGGCGAATGTGAATATTATGAGACGTTCGGACAGTTTATTAAAAATTTGAGGATTAGGAGGGTGAGTTGATGAATAGAGAAATAAAATTCCAGATTTGGGATAAGAAGAATCAAGAAATGATTTCAAATATGCAAAATTTCAAATTTATAGAATCTTTAAACAGTAAGACATTTATAAGACTGGGTACTGACAAGGATAATAATTGGACGGTATGCGCAGAGCATGCAGATGATTACGAAATTCTTCAATATACAGAAGAGGTCATTCCAAGTACAGGAGAGATGATATATGAAGGTGACATTTTAGAACAGAGTTACTTCAGTCCTTTGAATAATGGAAGAATTGTAAAACGATACTTGATTTACTTTGAAGATGCATGCTTTAAAGCTAAATTGATAGGTCATAGTCCATATGGAGATACTCATTTGTATTTTGTTATAGCAAATGCAAAGAAGTTCGATACAAAGATTTTAGGCAACTCATTTAAAAATCCTGAACTTTTGGAGGTACAACAATGACTAATGCACAATACTTCAATCAAGTAACAGGAACCAATGAAGAACCGCATATACAAGCTTTTAAATCAATTATAGCTGAATTAGGAGATGAACATCCGGATATAAATCAAGGTGAATTGTTATTGAAATATAAATCTATGGTTGAGTGGCTAAATTTTGAGAAGCCAGTTAATGCGAAGGAGGTGTAGCAATGAAATCCTGCTTAGATTGTAGACACGGCGAAAAAACGATGTTCGATGACTGCAGGAAGTGTACGAATAAAAAATCCGTGTATTACGGAAAAATGGTATACGAGCGAGATTTATGCAGGGAGGGCAAGGAATGAAATTAGAGTTTAAAACTTACAAAATCAACGAAGATTCGTTTTTTGGAAAACTATATGCAAAAGTGTAAAAAATCCAAGGAGAGACAGAAGATGAACCGTAAAATAGCAAGTTTTGATGAGTTCGCCTATGCATGCCCTTACTTTACATCAGAAACAGATGTCAATAACGGATATGGCTGCACACATCCAAAACAAGAAGAAACGGATCCTGATGAAAATAAAAAAGAGCATGGAAAATGCTACTGTTGGAGTTGTCCGCTTGGCATAGAGGCTGAAGCAGAGGATGCAGATAACGAAGATATTGATTTATGCGGTATAACCAAAGAAGAATTAGCGGAAGCAGAAGGAAATAGCGAATATATTCTTGTAAATGTTGGACCAGATGCAACAGAGGATGAAAATGAAGCATGGGATAACTATGAGAGATATATAAATAGATATAATCCTGATTGGAGAAAAAGATGAATGACAATAAAGTTATTTCCTTTGATGTAATAAAAATCAATAGGGATTGTAGAAAAATATGTACATGTAAACCTCCTGCTTATGAAATTGATGTTAAAAACAGATTAATACAATGTACAGAATGTGGAGCTTATATTGACCCGTTTGACGCCATGGTTGAGCTCGCTACAAACGGAGAGAGACTTGAAAAACAGTTAGATGAACTCATTGAGCGTAAAAAATCATATGCCAAAGAAGTCAATGAATTATACACAAAAAGGTTTAGATTGAACAAATTCAGAGACCTTCAAAATTGTTACTTGAATGACCTCATGCCATATTGCCCGAGGTGTGAACAACCATTTGACCCAACGGAAATTACATCACACAGTCACAAAAATTATTGCGGTGATTATAAAAAGAAAAGGGAGGGTGAAAGTGAGTAAATATGGCAATAAGAAAGTAACTGTTGACGGAATAACCTTCGACAGCAAAGACGAATCAATTTATTACCTTCTCCTAAAATCTCAGAAAGAAGCAGACTTGATAAAAGACTTTGAAATTCAACCTAAGTATGAGCTTATACCAAAGTTTGAATACCAAGGTAAAAAGAGACAAGCCATCACCTATACTCCCGACTTCAACGTAATTCATCACGACAACAGCATTACGGCGATAGATGTAAAAAGCATGGGAACAGCTACGCAGCAGGGAGAAATAAGGAGAAAGCTATTTGAATACAGATACCCGAAAATAAACCTTGTTTGGGTATGCAGGAACTTGAAACATGGCGATAAAGACGGTTGGATTCTTTATGAGGATTTGAAGAAAATCTACCGGGAGAACAAGAAAAGGAAGAAGGAGGCTGCTAATTGAAACTATCAGAAGTAATCAAAGAAATTGAAGATATAGGCGGTATAGATGACTTTTATCTGCACAGAGACGGAATAGACGGTTCACTCGAATTGAATATAATTTTTAAAAATAAAATAGCTGATGAAAAATTATATGCTTCAAACATAAGAGAATCTGACAATATAGCACATTGGGAGTAGGAGGTTTGAAATGGATAGGTTAACTGAAAGAATAGACGGTATAGTGTGTTCTAAAGAAAGATACGAAAAGCATTCTCCCTGCCATCATTGTAAGCGGCAAGGTACAGACAAATGCTTAGAGGAAAAATGTACTTATGGGTCTGTCCTAAACAGGTTGGCTGAATATTAGGATTTAGAAGAGCGGGGCAGAAAAGAAGCCGAGTGGGCGTTGAAAGGAGCGGAAGTAAAAAATGAAATATCAAATTAGCGATTATGAAGAAACAGAATTCTTTGGAGCTGACGAAGATTTGCTCAATCATAAACAAAAAGTAGTGAAAGTTAGAAAAGAGCATACATGTTTTTCTTGTCAAAAAGAGATTCCAAAAGGCGAACAAGCTTTAAGAGAGACAGGTTTTTTAGATGAAGGTCCGGTATCGTCTTATATGTGCATATCTTGTTGCGACAAGTGGCTTAACGTGATTAATGGGGAGGAAGAAGAGTGAAGCAATACTGCCGCTACTGTGCAAATGCCGTACTGATTGACGAAGATATTGCTTATTGCGAGGTAAAGCAACATCAAAGACCGAAACAATTATGCGTGACACCAAATAAATGCAAAGATTTTGGGTTCAATGAGATGGATGTATTTGATATTGAAAAGACATATAAGCCAAGAGTAATGAAAAGAGATTTAGAAAATCAAATTAAAATGGAGGAAGTATGAACGCAGAACAATTTAATACGGTTTTAAATGAACAAATAGAGACAATCAAAGGTATACTTCAATCGAAAGCAAAAGAGTACGCTACCGACGACAGGCTGCATAACTTCAAAGTGGCAGCAGAGATTCAAAATTGTACACCTGAACAGGCTTTGGCAGGCATGATGGCGAAGCATACAATCAGCGTTTATGACATGATAAACAGTGGGGAAGATTACAGCGTGGAACAATGGAGTGAAAAAATCACGGATCACATAAATTATTTGATATTGTTGAAAGCCTTGGTCAAAGAGGAACAAGAAAAAAAGGTTTCTGCATCATGCGATTTCTAATAAACTACATCCGTTCGTGCTTCTGTCAGCATGATTGGGAAATGATATTTGATATTAAAGATTTTGAAGTTAGAGACATTATTATAGGCACTCAAGACATATATGATATTAAAACCTACCGCTGCAAGAAGTGCGGATATAGCAAGAAATATAAGAGTAATTAGCGGAGGACGATTAATGGATAACTTTGAAATAGCACAGAAAATATACAAGCTCAATGATGAAATTGACAAGATAATCGGATTGTCGATTAACAAGCCTTTTAGTTATGAGGCATTTGCCAAAGCGGGCAAAATAGCAGCTAATGTATCGGTAGAGTTGAGTAAGCTGATTGATGAATTGAATAGGGAGGAATAGATGAAAAAGCAAATTGTAATTAGAACTTTTCCTGAAACTTACACAAATCCAACTACAAACCTATCAAATGCTCTCAACCAAGGTTATACAGTTGTGATGGCAAATCAGTTTGATTTGAGCGGCGGCAAAAAAGGAACTGAATATATTTTAGAAAAGGAAAGTGAGGAATAAATGGAAAATAAAGTTGTAACTATTGAAAATTGGAGCATACAAGAATCAGGTAATAATCCTTTTACGGCTCCGGAGTTAAGAAGTAAAATACTGTGTGGTAACGTATATAATCATCCAAGGATTGAGGATGGTAAGTATGTACATACAAGCAGTATACAAAGTAGCGTTGATTTTGATTTAATAAAAGGAATAGTCAAGACAAGAAACACCACATATCAGTTAGGTAAAATAGACAGAAGATACTTGGAATACTGCGAAGAAAATAACGTAAAGGATTTAGAGTTGTTAAGGAAGTATAAAGAAGAAAGTGAGGAAGAATAATGAATTTAGCAGTTATTATAGGGCGGTGTGCAAGAGACCCTGAATTAAAGTTTATACCGTCAAGCGGTATGGCGGTATGCAAAATGACAATAGCAGTTGATAGGGATATGGCAAAGGACAAGAAACAAGAAGCACAAAACCAAGGAAAACAAACTGCAGATTTTATTCCTGTAACGATATTTGGCAAGATGGCAGAAACCTCGGCTCAATATCTATCAAAGGGCAGCCAAGTTGCGGTTAAAGGAAGAATAAACACAGGTTCTTATAGCAAAGAAGACGGATCCAAGGGATACACTACTGATATTTTGGCAGAAAAGGTTGAATTTTTAGGCAGTAAGTCAGAGGGACAAGCAAGACCGCAGACGAATTTTGATACGGACGAGGATATATTTGTTCCGGTGGACGATGACAAAATACCATTTTAAGGAGGAAATAACATGGGATTAGATATTACAGCTTATAAAAATTTAAAAAAGGTTGAAAACCCTGAAATTAATGAATATGGAGAATTTGGAAATTGGGAAACGCAGTGGCTTACGCCTGATGCAAGTATTGAATGGGCGGAAAAACACTTCCCGGGACGTTCTGAAGGTGTTGAATTAAACACTGTTTATGAATATGAGGAAAGGTTGAATTTTCCAGCAGGAAGTTATAGCGGATATAATTATTGGAGAAAACAATTAAATACGTTTAAAGGTGATGTTGCATTTCAAGAGTTGATTGATTTTGCAGACAACGAAGGTGTTATCGGCTCGGTAGTGTCTAAAAAATTAGCAGAAGATTTTAAGACATATGTTGATGAAGCGGATGCATTTTCAAAAACAATACCTAATGACGAAGGTGAATGGTGGCTTGAAAGATATAAGTTGTGGCAGAAGGCTTTTGAAATGGCTGCTGAGAATGGAGCGGTTGAGTTTCATTAATTTAGATTCCAACAATAGGAGGAAATATGAAATTTAATTTAGAAAAAATAATAGGAAAAAAAGTACATTGTAACACGGAGGTAAAAGCTAACGAACTACTGAAATTCTTGCATGAGAACGGGTTTGTTTGGGGTGGTGGAAATTCTTTGCTTGATGGTAGCCATTGGTGTGTATATCGGAAAAATACTTACTATAATGTAGAAGCATGCAAGTGGGTGACATATGGAAATATAAATGGTCCATCGGCAAAAGAAGAAAAAAACGTCGTAGAATTCGAAAGTGTTCTCGAAAAAGAGGGAGGAAACCAAATGTATCACAATTTAGTATTTGTAAATCACGGTGACAGCAATAAAAATTTCTTATTTAAGTTACCAATGGACATCAGTTTAAAACAAGGCGAAAAGGTGTTTGTATACACATCAAAAGGCGAATGTATGGGTACTTGTGCATCCAACAACTTTATAGCAGATGAATACTTGCTATGGCAGATAATGGCTGGCACGGGAGCCTATGAACCGTTAAAAGAGGTTAAGGGGCTTGCGAAGGAGCAGAAGGGTTATAGGTGTATTGAATTTGGACTACCATTTTAGGAGGAAGTATGAATAAATTTGAAAATTACAAAGAAAATGGACTGTCGCAAGAAGCAGAAAGAAATTTTAACATAATAAGAGGTGTTATTATGGGTTCGTTTCTTCAAAGCAAGGAGAAGAAAGAGCTTTGCGACTTTGTAAATGAATTGGAGGAATATTTTACAGAGGAAAAGGAGGGAATATGAACAACGGATTAACGGGTTTTTTAACGGGACTAAAGGACAGTAATGGCACACCTATTAAATTTGGTGACAGGACAAGGCTTGTTTTAGACGATGGCGAAGTAAGAGAATTCGATGTGTGTTTTAAAACGGTTCAACGAACAGTAAAATGCCATCCTGATTTTGATGCTGAATTTACAACAGTTCATATAACGGGAGTTGTGTTCTGTTGGGATGGTTATGATTTATTCCCTTGCGTCGACGAAAACGGAATATCTGATGTGAGTAAAATGGAAGTAATTGAGCAGGAGGAAATATGAAATTTCTATACTTTATACTTCACGCAATAATAGGATGCCATAACGACGATTTAGATTACTTCAAAGACAAAAAAGGTGTTTGTCGGAAGTGCGGCAGGACATACTTTATATTTCATAATTAACAGCAAGCAAGGGGAAGCCGTTAATCTTGGCGGATAGGACAGGCTTCTCCTGCTGCTACCAAAAGTATATACGATAATTTAAGGAAAGGAAACATAAATTATGGGATTGACAGACAGACAACAGAAGCTAATACAGGCAGTATCTAAAAATGACATTGTGGAAGCTAAAAAATGTGCACTTGCCTGTGTAACGGAAGATACAACTGCTAAAAATAAGTGGTTTTGTAGTAAATATAAAAACATCTTAGAATCTAATGGCAGTAATATGATGGAGCTTCCATACGATATGAAAGGTCTGCTATTGGTAGAAGATGTATCAAATTCATTCAAATCAAACAGATACTTTTTATCTGACAGAGAAAAGAACGTATACGAAAATATAATCCGCATGCAGAGAATAAATGAGAAGCTTATGGAGTTAGGCATACCATATATTAATTCTACTTTGCTTTATGGCGAGAGTGGGACAGGAAAGACAACATTCGGAAGATATATTTCATATAAGACAGGATTACCATTTTGCTATTTGAATTTTTCGCATTTAGTTGATTCGTATATGGGAAGTACATCTAAAAATATAAGCAAAGCTTTTTCCTACGCAATAACTAATCCGTGTGTATTTATGCTTGATGAAATAGATTGTATTAGCATTAGGAGATCAGATACAAATTCAAGCAATAGTGCAAGCGGAGAAATGGCGCGTATTACAATTACACTTATGCAGGAGTTTGATAAGTTACCTAATGATGTAATAGTTATCGCCGCAACTAATAGACTTGACAGGATAGACGAGGCTTTGTTACGTAGGTTTTCATTAAAACATGAAATAACGGTACTTGATAACAGAGAAAAAACGGCAATGGTTAGTCAATACTTAAATGATGTTAAGATGAAATTTTCTGATGAAGAGATTAAAGATATGGTTGAAAGTAATATTAATCAGTCTATGCTGTTAAATGATTTAATACGCAGGATATCGATGAAAATTTCAGAAGAAATCGAATAAGGAAAGGAAATCAGAAAATATGTTTGATGATATAAATGAAATTGAAAAAGCGATATATACCATTAAAAATGATTATGACTTTAAAAAGTTATACCAACAGCACAATGCAACACGACAAGCAATAGACTTGGCAACCGAAGCACTTGAATATAGAAAACTTCAACTGCTTCTAAGCGGATGTACAAATCCCGACTTGGTTAAAAGTGAAACCATGAGTCTTGTCGGTGGAATTGATATGTACCATCCGGGCAAAAGATACATGAGAGGGCCTTCTCCTAAAGGTAGAAAGGTAAGGTATTTAGATAAGAACGGGTATGATGGCGATAGAAAGTTTGCCAATAAGTATATGAAAAAGGGCGACGTATTAACAGTTAAAGAAATCTATGTGCACAATTGCAATTCAGATGTCGAGTTTGAAGAGATACCAGATTATGGGTTTAATACCGTGATGTTTGAGGATGTGGAGGATTGATTATGAAGAAGAAAATATATATAGCAGGCAAAATAACAGGCCTGCCAAATCATAAAGAGCACTTCAACAAAGCTGAGGAAGAGTTAAAGAAACAAGGACATATTGTTGTTAATCCTTCTGTGGTGCCTGAGGGGTTGATGTATGACGACTATATGAACATATGCACAGCAATGTTGAAGGCCTGCGATACCATTTATATGCTGAATAATTGGAAGGAAAGCACAGGAGCGAAGATTGAGCATCAAATTGCAGATTTGAGTGGGAAGGAGATAATATATCAATGACGATAATCGTTGAGATGTGTAAGGAGTATAGCTATGAAGTATGATTATCTAATTGCGTATTCTAATAAAACTAAAGACGGGAATATCGGGACAGGAGTTGTACTTATAGGTAAAACTGAAAAAATAAAAAGTATAAAAGATGTAATAGATACTGGCGAATTTATACGTGACGGAGAGGGATTTAGCGCAGTCATAGTAACAAATTATCAGATAATTAAAAGGCATTGGTGGTGATTGTGATGACAGATAAAGAATTGCAGGAAATAAAAAGAAATTATGAAGATTATATAAATTTTGAAAGCCATTGTCACGGTGGAAAAGGGAATAATGGCGATTCATACCATGAGGGACATGCTGAATTTTGCGAATGGCTTATTGACGGGTTCTCCTATTTGATTGAAGAAATTGAGCGGTTAAGGGCGCTAAATAGGTGGATTCCTGTTACTGAAAAACTTCCTGAAAACAATAAGCACATTCTTTTGTACTTAAAGGATGGAGAAGGAGCTACAGCGCAAGTTGTAGGGTGTTTATACCATTCCGATAATAAGTTTTTGAAACATTTAAGCGGTGAATATAAGGCTTTTGATGGTGATGATTTTTCTTCTAACTTTCTAAATAAGGAATATGTGATAGCATGGAGACCGTTGCCGGAACTGCTGAAGGAGGATGGCAATAATGAGTAATTTGCAATTAATGCTGAATTTCATGAGCGAGCATCCAATCCTGAGCATCTTAATAGTTTGGAGCGTATTCTCTTGGACACCTATAAAAATCATACATAATCATAATGACAAGGAGGATGAAAACAGATGAAGTACGCAGCTAAAGCAAACATCGAAGACGGACAAGTCCTTTGTGCAAGCAGTAATTGCTAAGGGTGTCAGCTCCTTGAGATGGGTAAGTGTGTTGATGTGGAGATTGATGATTTGAGGGAGGATAAGCGATGAGTAAATTTACATGGGAGCATAATGAAGATGCCGAATTGTGGCAACATGATATATGTGAAACAATAGAGGATTGTATTAAGGATGCCGTTGAGAATTATGATAAGGAAATCGGCGATATAATATATGTTGGTGAGCCTGTTGACTTCACAATAAATGTTGATTCTGATAGGGTTTTGGAAAATTTAGAAGAGGACGCTTTTGATTTTGCTGGAGAAGCAGCGGAGAGTTGGGAACCGTTAATAGAAGCAAAACGTGAGAATTTGGACGAACTTTCTGAACAGTTATCAAAGGTAGTTGAGGAGTGGCTTGTAAAACATGGAATGAATCCGACTTTTTATCAGATTGCAAATGTAAGAGCAGTTGAAATAAAATAAGGACGGTGATTGAATGCAAATTGGACAAACATATAAAATCCCTATAGAAATTCAAAAAGCTTACCTCTATGAAGAAGACCCGAACATCAGAAGTAAGGTGCGTTTAGTTGACGGCATCCTGATATCAATAACGCCGCATTTGTATGTGTTCGAGTATAAGGATAGGTATAAAAATATTATTCGGACGAGCATAAGGAAAGCAGATTGGTATAGGACGCATAGAAGGAGGGAGAAAAATATTGATTAAATACATAGGCAGAGACGAAATGCGGGAAGTATTTACATTTATCCCGTTGCTAAAAGGACTTGAGGCTTCAATTAAAGCAGATTTAAAAATTATAGAACAGTACGATGGCTGTGATGACGTTATAGATGGTGTATCATTTAATCATAAATTATCGGATATGCCACATTCAAACACCGGAGAAGTATCAATGCCTGTGGAAAAAGCGGTAAATGCAATGCAAAATCTTGACAAAGAAAAAAAGCAGATGGCCATAGAAATTACAAAAGAATTATATATTATTGCTACCATTAGAGAAAAAACAGAACGCGCCTTTAAATCGCTACCCACAAAACATCAGAGACTTATTCAACTCAAGCTTCAGGAAAATAAAAACTGGGGACAAACATTAAGTGAATTAAGCGCAGACTTTTATTCCGAAAAGAGCCTGCAAAGAAATTTAAAAAGAGCTTTAACAAATGCTGCTATTGTGGCAAGGATAGAAAGTGATACATTTGACTCTCTAAAAATAATAACAAATAGATTTAAGTGAAGAAGAAAACCACTCAGCGTATGGGTGGTTTTCTTCTTCAGTATAAGGCGATTACAGGCTCATAGATGCACATTAATTGTCGCGTAGTACAAAGGCACAAGAAAGACATACAAGGTTCTTAAACGCTGTTTAAATGACTTGTAATACAATTCTATGGAATAGCATTGTTTAAGGCAGCTTTGAGGTTGTCCCAGTACCATGGATATATAACGCTATCATTACCCCATGGCGAAGCGCTCATAGATTTCACGGCTAATAATTGTGGTGCAATTCCACCCATATCATTAATGGAATTAGCTGCTTGCAAGAATATCCATGCTGTAAAAGGCTTGTCTTTATCTATATAAGTTGTGCTTGTGGTAAATGAATAAAGTGGAAGTCCCCTTGCATCTCTAACCTCATTTATTTTACTGCAGAAATCTAACCATTCTTGGCGGGTAACTGGATTAAGCATATGGTTTTCAGTTTTGGGAGTATACCACTCCCAAGGAGTAATTCCCTGTAATGTAGATACAAATCGCAAAAATGAAGTTAAAAATGCACCTGTGTTTTGATTATAAATATCAACTCTAACTAAATATTCAGTGCTTGGATTCAATCCAGTATAAACAAAGGTAGGCGAAGTGGATGCGCCCGATGAAGTGTAATTCGCACCTTTATAAACTCCGTCTAAGTACCATTCAAATCTTCTTGTATAGGCAAATCCGGTATCTAATTCTATAACACGTGCGCTTATTGAGTTTTTTGTTGTATTTGTTATTTGGAGTTGAGACATTGTATCACCTCGTTTTAGATATAAAAAAAGAGCGAACAAATCGCTCTTATGCTATAATTAATGAATGTTTCAGTTAAATACTAAATTTGAATAAGTATATTCATGCTCACCTCTAATTGTTATTTGCACAGAAAAATTCGTACGAATGTTACTGCCAAGCGAATTTTCAGCATCTACATAAGATCTAATAATGTAGATTCCGTTTTCCAAAACTTCGAGATAGCTTTCATCATATAAGGGAAATTTAGCAGTAGACGGAGCTTTTAGATTTTCTTTAACTGCATCTTTTGCAAATATCCAAGCGGATTCTTTGTCGGCATTAACTTTTAAGTAAGCTTGCTTAAGAATTTCTTCTTTCGTAAGACTATTTTTTGTTTCAATATTGTTAATTATTTTAAAATATACTCCTGAAGCAATACCATTATAAATATACTTATCTACAGATAATGTGTAATTATCGGAAGTTTCATTATACGGTAGCTCCATATTAATAACTTTGTCTATCCATCTCTTATCTTCGCTCCAATATGATGAAATTGTTGAAGCCAAATCATCCATTGGCTTCAACTCTTCGACAGTAACATTTTCATTATCTATATTTTTAAAATAATAAATATCGGTCCAGTTTAGTGTTTGGGCTGACTGAGGAACTATAGTTAAAATATATTCATCGTTGTTATAATTAAGCGTGTAAATTGATTTGCCAGGAGTTTTGGCGCCTTCCCATTCTTGAAACTTAGTGAGAATGTCATTTACACTGATTTTTTTAGTTTGCTCTGTGATTTCTTCTTTCATTATTCTTATCGGTTCTACAACCGATGGCTTTTTTGAACATCCTAAAAATAGTATTATTAAGACCATATAAACAAAATGCAGAGTTCTTCTCATAAAAACCTCTATTTATTTATTAACGGTAGTATAATATTCTCATAGTAGTCTTTGGAAATGTAATAATCTATACCAATCTTCACATAATTACTTTCATCAATTTCTATGGTATCTGTACTTTGGGCGGGTTGTAATCGACCATCAATAATTCGATACTCGCTACCGCCTATGAAAATTGTAACGCCTTTTGGCCTTTCAAATTGTGCAATATAATCCCATGAATAATATTCCTTGCCGTCTTTCTGAATAACCAAAATTTTGTTATCTTCTTCTTTGATTATCTTATAATCTTCCGTAGGTTGTTCTGTCACAGAATCACCTTCTTTCACATCGGTTTTATTTACAATGTTCGCCGTCTTAGTGTCTTGATTCCATTGAATATCTTTACCAACTAATTCAGCTACCTTACGCATAGGTAAATATGTTGTACCGTTATACAAAATACTATCAACTTGAACATTATTTCCTTCAAGCTGTACATTCACGCCATTTAAAATAACATCTATTTTTGTCAATATACTATCTGCCAGCACAGGCGTAGCCATAAGCATACAACCAATTATAACACCTATAAAAACATCTCTAAATCTTTTCATAGAAACCCTCCTCATTAGTTATATGCTTATTATACCCTTTTTGACAAAATCATGCAAAGGTTATTTGTGAATATTTACCTTTACATATTTTGTAGTAAGATGTAATATTTTGGTAGAGAGGAGGTGATTGTTAATGAAATTTACAGGTGCTTTAATAAAGGAACAAGGACAAGTATTCGCAATTGCTATGGTAAAACCAAATGTTATAGCCAACGATACAAATAGAGAGATATTGCGAAACCAAGTTAGTGCCCTATTTCAAGGCGCTCCGGTTGTTCTCGCTGAAGAAAAAGCAGGAGGAAGATTATATTATCACGGTAGAAAAGATATTGTAAACTTCCTTGCTAATCTTCTTCCAAGTCAGATACCTTGGAAAGAATACACGTTGAGCTAATTTAATTCGCATAGTTTACGCTTTAATAGCTTCCGTTATAAGAGTATTAAGTATTTTTCTGTTATGAAAATCAATGTTAGCAAAACTTTCATCTATTGCGGAAGCATTGCGTAGACTATCACCAATACAATACTTTGATTCCATTAAAACCATTTCTTCCATTTCCTCGCCACCTTTCATTGATTTATCCTGCAAATCTCGCTATGATTCCAGTTGTATTAGCTTCTGAGAAATCCCAGTTGCCCTGTGGCTTAGCCACCGCTTCGGTTTTGCTCACGTCAAGAAAGGATTTTAGCGTTCCGCCTTGTTGAGCGAAAGCAAGTTGAGTTTCGCTTAGCGCTTCAATTGCTGCAAAAACTACATCTTGTGAAGACCCATTAAACAATGATATTTGTCCTCTCCCCCCACCGCCAGCAATGCCTATTTCTAAAAATGGGCCACCTGAAGTAGAACCGTAATATCTACCACTATATATTTTGGGAGACATTATCTCAATCAATGCTCTTATGATTCCCGCCGTAATCTTATCCGCCGATAAACTCTGAATCTTAGCATCAGTTACAGCTAAGTTTGCTATCTTTGCCGTAGTTACAGCAAGGTTGGCTAACTTAGCGGATGTAACAGCTAAATTTGCGAGTTTTTCCTCAGTAATTGCTGTATCACCAATTTTTAATGTGTCAACTGCTAAATCCTGAATTTTAGCGGAAGTAATCGCTGCATTCGCTATATTTGCAGCTTGTACGGCTAACTGTGCTATCTTAGCATTAGTGATAGCAGCATCGGCAATATGAGCAGACTTAACAGCTAAATCAGCTATAAATGCGCTACCTATAAACTGTCTTGCAAGTCTACTGTACCAAGCTATGTCGTGTATACCGCCATTATTAACAGCAACTACCAGTTCATCATCAGCTAAAGTTACATTAGTAAACTCCGATTCGGTGTATGTTTGATAAACACCTTGACTTATACTCTTTCTCCACACAATATATTTTTTATTTGTATTGCCCGCCATGATGGTATACATGGTACCATCATAAGCCACTTGATGCGTGTTCCAAGAAACATATCCATTCGCAGGGTTATTGTTCTTCCAAATATCACCTGTCAATATTATCTGCTTGGTATTGAACTTTGAAGCTTCAATTGCGGCATCAGCGATTTTATTACTTATAACAGAGCCGTCAACAATTCTGGAACCTGACATATTACCGATAGAGTTAAAAGTCTTATCAATAAAGCTCGTTGTATCAAATGATGCTTTAAGCTTTTCGATAAATCTTTCGTTAACGTCGCCGAGTTCAAGTTCACATTCCCAAGGTTTGAACAAATTATACTTATGACGAATAAGCCTTACATTTTCCTCAATATTCATTTTTGGATTAACAACGTCTACCATATCTCCGAGGGTAAAATCTTCATGTGAGTACTCAGGTAGAGTCCTCAAATCAACCATTTTAATTTGATAATTATATTTGGGTTTGCAATTTAACGAAAGTTCCGCAAGGCCTTTCTCTTTTAATTCATCAGGTTCGCTTATGTCAGGATTACTGTATATTCCTGTATAGACTTTATTTGTATAACTGAAGTCTGTTACATATTTTAGACCGCCATTTACTGAAGCAATGTCTAAATCATCTTTTCCAAAGCAGTATAGCTTTGTAACAAGTTTATTAGACTGGGTTCTTGTTATATGCTTCATGTTTTTGGCGTATCTGACTTGAAAACCTGTGTAATTCTGCCATTGTTGACCGTCTCGTAAGTGAACAATCTTGTTAACACTATCCCAAACTAAATAACCGCCCCATGTGTTTTGGATTTGCTTTATCAGCTGTAAGCGACTTATTTTTTCTGCTTCTAAGTCATATATTCCTGTTACATCACAGATACCTATATTCCAATCTGAGCCTTTTAAAACAGCGTAGAGAGCATGAGTGGCAGTTCCTACAGAATAGAGTCCACCAGACAAGTTTGTGCCACCACCGACGATTATAACAGCTAAATCAGCGGGATAGGGGATAGTGGGGTCATTAGTTATATAAGGTTCGGGATATTCGCTGTCTAATTCATTCCAGCGCTCTACGGCTATATATTTAGACCATAATCGTCCTTGGTCATCCATAACATCATCAACAGCATCTTCTTTTAATAAATTATAAACTCTACCACCAGCATATATTTCACATTCAGGACTTAATTCGTTTATTTTCTCATTATCCGAAGGCAGACTAAACTCCAATGTAGATTCACCGTTAATCCTGCAATCCGTATAAACTTCTTTTAGTCCATCACTTTGTGGGGATAAAAAAGCCACTGTTTTATCAGCGGCTTTGATTTCTATATATTTTGGTATTTCCATTAATAGACCTCCTATAGATTACAACCATTTATCTCTCCATTTTACAGTGATATTATTCTCTGCCACAATTGAGGTTTTACCGGGAGGCAGAAGAGGGAAGGCACCGTTATAATTACTAACAGCATTTTCATTTCCAATTTTAACAATTTTCTTTTCTGTGTCTATGGACAACACCTGACCACCAAATATTGTTCCGTTGTAACTTAAAATATCACCGCTAATTGTCAATGAAGGATTTGTGACTGGACCATTAATTTCAATTAATATGCCTGTTTCATAAGTGCCATCATTAACTAATATCCCGCTACCAATTTGAGTCTTTTCAATTGAACCTATTATAAACGGATTAGCCATTTTGAAAGGTATTGTAAACTCGAACCAATTAGGATATTGCGTAAAATCAATTCTACCTGAGTATTTAACTTGATATGTTTTGTTGACATCGTCAGAGAAAACAAGATTACGATAACCTTTCGTTGGGTCAAGATATTTTGCGTACAATCGCTTCAATTCTTCTCTTGTCATTGGCGTATCAGTTTCGCAATCATTATCATTAATCAAGGCAACTGTCAATTCTAAAGTTCTTGCCTTGAATTCTGTCCCAAAGTCAAGCTCTCCGTGTATTCCTGCTATTTCTTCGGAGATATCTCTTGTAGACGGAAGCAATTCATATCTGCTATCTTTTGTAACAAACACACCTAACGGCTGAAGTATATTATCAGAATCAACTGTAAAGAAAGCGACCGCAGGAGCTGAAACAACATCATTTCCATATGATACATCTTGAATTTTTAAGCTATTAATTATGGATTGTAATAGATCTTCACCTATTCCCGAATCTTCAATTGTAGATATATTTGATACGCTTTCAACTTCGTCATTACCTTCAGATACGTCAATTAATTCAATACTTGCAGCTATTAGAACATTATCGTTAAAGTATGCGGTATCTGTTGTATTTATGTTAGATAAAATACTGTAAACGTCATCTATGCATGAGCCGTTATCAAGTATTAAAATAAGAAACGGAGCCGAATTATACGTAGCTCCGCCTTCCGGAAGTTTTTTATTATAGAATTTTCCTGAATTATAGTTTGCCATATTAAACTCCTAATATGAAATGGTTTGCAAAGTTACAGATATATGTTATAATGATTTAGTCATATTTTGACAAATAATTGCAAAAGGATGGTGATTTTAATGCCTACAACTGGAGAAAAGCCGGGAAAAGGTACTTACATTTGTTTGAAATGCGGTCAAAAAGTAACGCTCGATGATGATACTGATAAAATGCCGCCATGTTCAAAATGCAATGGGACTGAATTTGCGTAAAAGTTAAAAGCGGATTTTAATATATCCGCTTTTAGTCCGCTAAATTTTTCTTTTGTTGCCTATTGTCAATGTATTTATTTTTTAATATAATAACTATGGTATCAGCACTCGGCAATTGGAGCCTTGGTCTGATTACCACTTAGCTACTCAGGAGCCTAACAAACGTAGTTTTGAGCCGAGTGGCTTTTTTATTCCCTATGCCTGAGGGGTTGCAAGTATCATATTAGCCTGTTCCTGCGTAATATAGCCTTTAACAACATAAGCTTGCACTTGTTCCTCGGTTATTCTTTTCATAACCCACATGTTTAATATAAAGTTATACATCCATTCCACCTCCTAACGTTATAAATAATAAAGCTTCTTCCATTGCTTCAAGTCTATCCTCAACTGTCGGTTTTAATAAGGTTGGTTCTTGTGATTCCGGCAGTTCTTCAATAACTGTGGGCACATCTCCCCATATAGCAAGAACTTGACTTAAATAAGGTTCAGGAATTTCAGTTTTCAACTCCTGCCTTCCGCTCTCACTATTTGCATACGCCTTGCGGCAATCCTCTTTTTTAATGCTAACATTATCGTCTGTAAGTATATCTAATGTGTATTTTTCTGACATTTTCAATCTCCCTTTAATTTATTGTGTATGTACCACAAGCGTAAAAAGATGAATTATTAAGAAACTCCACATCTGTAACAGTTAAATCAGAAGCGCCCCCACTGGCGCTACTGGAATAAAAAACTAAACTTGCGGAATTGTGAGCTAACCACAGTTTTAAATCTATACCACCTGAAGGAAAATTAATTCTTAATCTGTTTATAGGTATATACCTATCTCCAGAAGCTGCAAAAGGTAACCCGCCTATGCTTGCTTGTCCAACACTTGTTCCTTTGCTTGTTAGCGAAAACTGTGCTTCCCAGTATACAAATTTTCCAATTCGTCTGTATCTGCCGCTTCTTTGACTGTAGGCTATTCCTACGCTATTGCCTCCGAATCGAAGCTCAGGAGTCCATACTCCTTCTTCAGTTGTGGGAATTTCTTCCCAAGCTGTCCATGCACCATTTACGCATTTTCTAAACTTTTTATTACCACCGTAAGATATAGCAGTCTGAGCCTTATATAAGTTTGTATACGTGTATTCTTCAACTTCGTACGCACTACCCGCGAATAAATACGGAGGAGCACTCTCATTAACTGTAATTTTAAAAATTAAATTATTAGTGGTTGTTATGCCGAATACATTCAGTGCTATGTTATCTAAGCCACTTTGCGGTCCGTTATAAAATCTTGCGTAAAGTATTTTAGTTTTGGTATCTAAATTTTCAATTTGTTCCTGACTTGCAAAGCCCGTATGACCGCTACTTGCATAATCAAGCCCGGTCAAATTACTATGAGCTGAAGGAATAATGCCGCCGCCACCGGGCGAACGCTTAGCAGCTCTCAAGTCAAGCACATCAACTAACTGCGATTTTCTGCTATTAACATAGCTATTTGAAGTTTGATATATTAACCTATACAGCACCTTAAATTCCTGAAACGGTTGATTGCCCCACAAGATATTTCTATCATCATTATTAGCTTGCGCTTCTTCTAATGTCGAATCGTATCTTTGACCCTGAATAACTTTGATAGGCTCTTTCACATCGCCAGCAAATATTACATAATAAGCAACAAAAGCACCATTCAGGGCTTCTGTTTGTTTCCACGTAGTCCCATCGTATTCATTGAAATTCACGCGGCCACTCGCTGTGTTCTTAAATGGAAATTCTGATGCAGTATCTTGATTCCATGCTCCATTTTCACCACTTCTATGCATAACCGGAAGTTTAGCAAAGGATTGTAAAAACTGTTCAAAGAATGCCAATGGAGCAGGGGAATTAGAAATATAATGATTCAAGTCTTCATCCGCGACAATACCGTTATTTATGCTTAACTTGACAGCATTGTCACCATTTGGATTATTAAGTTCATAGTCGTATGCCTGCAAACCATTAACCCACTGCGTCCAATCAACAGAATGTAATCGCTCGTGTGTAGCTTTGTCCATAACAGTTCCATGTCTTTCGTCGCCCATACAGAAATATTGTCCAGTATCTGCATTGCAATAAATGTATGAAATATAAATCATATTTTGCAATCCAGGGAAAGCCTGACTTGTTGTTAATGTTCCGTATTGGTCGAAGAATATAAAATGCAATCCTGTTAGCAATGGAATAATAATAGTCTCAGCTGATGATTTAGTGTATTTTTTATCTTTAAAATAAACATCATAATTTGCATTCGTTGGTTCAATTGTAAACTCCCTTGTGGATTGATTAAAAGAAAAAATTGAATCTTCTCTATTAGGAAATCCAATGGGGGATTTAGTTATTTGAATATTATCATGAACATAATTCAAAGTTTCTTTATTTTCTGTAGTAAAGTCTTCTTCTGATAAACCCTTTCCTACAATTTTAACCGTATATGTAGCATCAGCAGTAAGAATATCGCTTCCGGCTATCGGATTGGTAAAGATGACCGCACCGCCGCCGAAGTCTATTATAAAATCACTGTTGATTATAGTTCCGTTTTTCTTAATAATTGGAGTAGGGGAGGCAACCCAATTTCTTTTACCTTGTGGTGCTTGAAATATTCTATATCTATCATCGTTTGAGATAAAGACTTCTGATAATACCATTCCCGTCTCAGATATAGTGGGTAAACCGATGCTTTCTTCAATTTTTCCCGCAGCCTCTTGAAGTCCTGAAATATGAGGAGAAATAATTTCGGTGGATTGCGGGTCTTGCCAATTCGTTTTAGCCATTTATATCACCTCTGGTTACGATATCGTGATTGTGAGCTGTACTATCCATGTATCCGGAGATACTTTTGTTCTTAGGGCGGACTCAACTTTACGATTCAGGTTTTTAGCAGCGTCAGAATTGCCATTAGCAACCGTAAATTCACGCCAATTATGGTTACCAGCACTTGGTCCGAAAGTTGACCTGAATGTAATTGTTTGTCCACTAATTTGAGGATAAGTTGCATCCATTGGAGCATAAGTTTTGTTTACCCCTGTTAATCCAGTTTGTGTTGCGCTTGCAGCAGTTGTACCATCACCGACACCAATGTAGGCATTAGAATTATTAAAATTAGTTGCTGTTCCGTCGCCGATTAGTAATTTCAATAATTCAGAGATTCCCTCGTTAAGCATTAAGTTTCCGTCAATAATCTCAGTTTCGTATAGATCCATATTTTCATTATACTTATCTATTTTCCATTGAGGGTGCCACTTAGCATGTTCATGTATCCCAAGAGCTGAGCCAACATTTATATTATCTATTCCTTTTCCCATGTCTTTAAACAATAAAATCACTCCTTTCAAATGAAAAAAGTCACCCGAACGAGTGACTTTATATATTTTTATTTACCTTGCATTCTTTCTGCTATAATCAGGCATCTTACCATATCTTCGGTAAAGTCCAAAGTGCCATCCTTATTACCTTTAATGTATCCGGCATCAACCCACTTTTTTATATATCCTTGGTAAAACTCAGGCATTTCTGATATATTTTTATATCTTTTTATTTCAGTCAACACAATCAGCTCCATTTCTTTTTTTATCATGTTTAAAAATCTTTGCCACCCCATATCAAGCGTTCTATGAGGGCAATATTTGCCGGAATAGTCTTGGTGCTTTGTTACTTTCTTAATATCCCATCCACGTTTTACGAGTCCGTAAGCTATGAATCTCGCCGCCAACTGTTCGGCTTTTCCGAAGCGTTCACCGCCTGATTTTGAATAACAAATCTCAATAGATATTCCGTAACGGTTTCCTTTGCCATTTGCGCCGTCGCCTGCGTGAAAAGCGTTCCTGTCTTCTGGAATTCCTTGCACTATCTCTATGTCGTCTATCGCATAATGAAACGACGTTTGATTATCATTGCTAATCATGTAATTTATTTCGCTTCTTGCAGTAGCATCATTTGCTGTATTATGCACTACATAACACGTGGGATTCATTTTATACGGACATTTTACGCCGTATTTTTCGGCTGGAACAAGTCTTTGTATTATATTTAAACCGTTATTCAATCTTATCACTTCCGTTTATCCTCGCGGCATCAACCATGCCTTCACCGATTATATAAGCGATTAAAGTTGAAGCAGCCGTAATTAATGCTACAACCTGCTCAATTGTCAAGTCTGGTACTTTAAATGCTACCAAAAGAGCAGTGACAAAACCTGTAAATGCAACCCAAAACTTTCTTGATGTCAATTTTTGCTTCCAATTAATTTTCTGCATCTTCTTTTACTCCTTCATCTTCTAATATTTTATTTTTTCTCTTTTTTACAATTAAAAGGAGCCAACCAACATCGGCTCCAGCGTCTTCTAAATTTTCCAGTATCGATTGACATTCTCTTAGAAACAGCAATGAATATACTATTGTTCCTAAAAAAGAAGCCGCGCCAGCAACCGGAGAAACTCTGTAGGAGAGACCTATCATGATGAAGATAATCATATAGGTAAATATTTTTCTTGAAGTACCTTCCCACATCTTATTACTATTTATATGCTTTAATTTAATGCTTTTCCAAAGTCCACCGTGATTAACTGATATTGAATAATACTTAGTCACAACATCGAGCACCATTATCGCTAATACGGCGCAAAATGCTGTTAAATAAGCTTGTTCAGGGAACAATACATATGTTAATGTGCCTATAAAAATAGATAACACAGGATTTGTTTCCTGAATTGATTTAATATAATTAATAATGTCTACATACATATTCCACCGTCCTTGTTTTTTAAAATACTGAGTTTAAAACCCTGTTAATTTCTCTTGCAAAACTCTGCTCATCCGCATTATCTTCCATACGGTTGTTTTCGATGTTAACAAGCCTATCAATTTTAATTTCTTTCTTTTGGTCGTATGTCATATTTCCTGACTTTGCTAAATTGCTTAAAAGAGGGAACAACCTTTCCAATCCCTTTGATAAATCAGGTGGGAATGTTAATTCACCGGGTTTCATATAAACAGCACCATATGATAGTGTCTTTCCGCCGGAATGCATTTTAGGAAGGTTATTGACATAATTTTTAGCTGATTCGTAATTTGCAGTATTCAAATAATCAGCAACTGTTTGCCCTGTACTTCCCAAGTTCCTAAGTTGATTGTAATACTGAACCGCCTTATCTGCTGCCGACATATCTCCATCAGTCCATTGTTTTTTTAGGCTTAGAATTGATTTTGCAGCTTGATAAATTTTGGCATTAGATGAATTACCAGCCTTATTGTCTAAATCTCCTATAGAACCGCTTAGACCGCCTGAGATGCTATCAAATGAACCGTAATCATTCTCAGCTAATGCCTCTTGCAACGGGTTTAGATAATTATTAACCCATTGTTCATATGCTTCCTTAGACATTGCTCCGGCTAATGCAACTATATTAGCACTATGGCTGTCGAAGGCTTTTTCAATTTGCTTATAGGATTTTTCCCACTTCTTTTTTTCTTCATTAGCAGTGGCTTCGATTTCATCGATTTCATCCTCAAGTACGTCGATTTTATCGTTTAGGCTTTGTTTCTGTTGTTCGAGTTGATGCTTGTATTTTTCTTCGTCAATCTGCTGTTCAAGTTCAACAACTTTTTTTCTCGCTTCTTCGGATGTTCTGACGCTCCAATATTCGATTTGTTGTTTTAAGTCAGCGATTGTTTGCTCATAGCTGCGTTGATTGTCTTTTCTGTCCAAAAGTTTAAGCTGTTCTTGAAGGTCTGATATTTCATCCTGACGAGCCTTTTTCTTTTTGTCCGCTTCTTCGTCAATGAGTTTTAGCCTTTCATCGTAAGCGTCCTTAATCTTCTTCTGTTCTTCCGACAACAATTGTTTATAAAGACTAAATAAATTCTCAATTCGTTCTTGCTCATTGTCTAATCCATCTATTTTTATGGAATAGAGTTCCTTAAACGCATCAATTTGTTGCTGAACGCTATATATACCAAGTCTTGCCATGTATTGAATATTGTTGATTTCTTCCTTGTATGTCTTTTCGGATTCATCTTTTTTGTCTTGCTCCAATTGCTTTTCGGCTGAATAAATGCGCTTATTGATATCCATTAACTCATCGGCAGTTTTAACATGATTTGCTTTTATTTCATTAAGCGTTGCAATTTCTTCCTCAGTAGTCAGCTTGTTGATATATTTTTTGTAGTCAAGGACTTTCAACGCTTCGCTTAAAGCAGGGTTTTTATAAGTACTTCCAGAAGTCGAACCTGATTTAGGAGATGAAGTGCTTGGAACATAATCGGTTTTAGAGACATTTGAGGCTGTTTCAACAGCTTTATTCATCCAATCTTGCAGTTCATCATCCAACTCTTTTAGTCTAACTTCCTGCTCAGTAGCAAGCTTTTCTAAAGAATTTACCTCATCAAATCTTTTGTTTATCTCTGTCTCAGCTTCAACAATGCCGTATTTTTTTCTCAGTTCAAGTTGTCGGAGTGTCAATGTGCGCTTTCCCCAATTTTGCATTTCTGCTTTACTTTTCAGCTCTGCAGCTTCAGCCAAATAGTCTTGATAGTTGTTAAACTTGTTTCCTGAGAGTGAAACAATATCGCCTTTGGCTAAGTCAATTTCGCTCTTCGTCTGTCCTAAAAGCATTTCTTGTTCAACATAGGCCGTTGCTGTTGCTTGCATTTTAGCTTGATAGGCTTGAGCTATAGCCTGTTCTCTCAATGCTGCAATATTGTCATAAATAGCGGATGTGTTTCCGATAACTTTACCCGTTTGTTCATCTATAGCAAGTCCAAGTTGTGGAAAAGTGCTATTGAGTTTCTCGGTTATATCTTTTAATTGTGCCTTTTCAGAAACATTAAGGCTTTCTTTTTGATTGAGAGTTTCCAACTTATCAGCGAGTAATTCCGCTGTTTTTGCTTCAACTTCCATGATTTTTGCAGTTTCTTCGGTAGCTTTAACCTGAGATTCATAATTTTTTACTAAAGTCTGTTGTTTCTTAATAAAATCATCCGAAGAAAACTTGGCGCTGTTTAAGTTATTATTATATAGTGATATTCCTGCAATAACCGCTGGGATTATGGCGAGTAGCTTCAACCATCCTGGTAATAATGCCGCGGCTTCCGCAGTTCCGAATAAGATATTTTTTGTTGTAAATAGTCCAGCTACACCCTTTAATGCGGTTACTGCAGCCGTTATTTCAAGTACGGTTAATATTAAGGCTTTCCCTTCATCATCAACGTTGCCAATGGCTTGCGTTACGCTTACGGCACTATCAGTGATATTTTTCAAAACATCAAGTAATCCGGCATCACCCAACGCAACAGCTAATTGTGTAACTGAGGTTTGCAATGATTGATATTTTTTCTCGAGAGTGTCCATCGTTCTTGCGTTTTCAGATTGAGAGTAACCAGCCGCATTTGTTAAACCATTCAAAACATTTTGAGCATTTGAAAGTCTTTCAATCATACCAATGTAATAGTTTCTTCTATACACACCAGCTGAAGCTTGAGCTATATCACGTGCTTGTATGTCATTCCATTCTTCTTGCAATCCCAAAGCTGTTGCCAATTCTTCGCTAAACAAGCCAGCATCGTCAGCAGCAGATACAAAGCCGTCTTTTATCTCATCGCTTGCAGTATTCCATTTAGATGCAACATCTTGGAAAATCTCCATCACATTTCTAAATTGAGTTCCTGCTTCATCAGCGAAAACGGTAATTCCCATGCTTTCAAGAGTATCAATTGATTTAGGGCGTTGAATATAGCTTAATATACTGTTTAGTGCATTACCAACTTCACGCCCAGTACGTCCGCTTGCTTCACGCATAACAGTTAAAAGAGCTATTGTTTCGTCAACATTCATGTTCATTATCTTTGCAGCACTTGAAGAACGTAGTAACCCGTCAACTAAATCTTGGGAAGTTACCGTGAAGTCGTCGCCAGTTTTATTGATTTTATCCATAAGTAACGGTAATTCGCTTGCTGTCATGTTCCATTGAGACATAATACCAATCATAGATTCTGTTGCATTCGAAGCGTCAAGTTCGGCTGTATTTAAAGCTAACAGAGAGGTTCTTGTTAAATCTAAACTATCCTTGACGTTGTATCCCGCTTGAGCCCATCTTAAGGCGATATCCTGAACATTATCAAAAGATTGTCCATAATCTACACCTAATTGCAACAATTGGTCTCTGTAACCATTAAATCTGAATGTCGAATCTTCCATAACACGTGCAATTTCTACCATTCCCATCTCAACATCTTTGATTGATGAAACAGTTTCCTTGGCAGCCTTTATGCCACCGTAGAACATTCCGCCAGTTATGAACCATGATGCACGTCTTTGAAATTCATTGCCAAGCATGTCATATTGATTTTTTACATCTTCTACGGATTGACTGTGTTGCTTGGCGGCATTTGATATTCTAATATGCGACTCAGACATTTTCACAGATTCGTTTTGAATTGTTTTAAAAGCATTTCCATATTGGTCTACAATTGTTTTACTGCCAACCGCACCGCCCATTTGAGAAGAAAAGGCATTGCTTACATCCTTTGCGGTCTGTATAGCAATGCCTTTCATTCCTAATAATTGTTTATTTAAACTTTCAATTGACTGCTCGAATTGTTTTGTTGATAAAATAGCCGGGCTGTAGTCCAGCCCAAGGCTCTGCATAATTTTAACCATGCTGTTATCATCCATAAAATCACCACCTTACTTAATGCCACTAAACATATTTGCGAAAGCCGCAAATTGACTTAATTTAGGCGGCTCTTGGGATAATCCTTGTTCTTCAGTATCATTTTTATAAGGCAATCCAAGTTTAATAGATATGTTTTCTCCGGCTCCTTCTAAGATTGCCATTATCTGCGGAATAGTTCTTCTTGCGATTTCTTCATAACACATCCCTGTATGATACAGCAATCGGGCATAAATTTCACCCCAGTCAGGAGGTTCAGTTTTTTCTTTGTCATCGCTGTCAGAAGGAGCCACATTTATCCCGATATATCACACAGTTTTTTTATAAATTCTTTTAAATCAACTACATCCCAACCATCAATAGATGCCTTTTCAAGGCTAACTGTATTACCTTCAGAGTCAAGACAATATCCCGTTATCCACTTGTCAATAATATCTCTTGACTTTTTATCAGATACATTAAATAATTGAGCTCCTAAACTCAAATTATCCTTCATGAAATCTTCAATATCCATTAGTTTTATAGGTTTAACGGTGTATGTTTTGCCTTTTGCTTCTAAATTTCCACCTCGCCCTATCATCACTGATAGGGGAGTGGGAGAATTATCTTTAACTGACACGATATGTTACCTCCTGAGTTATAATTATTGACCGCAGCCGTCATCCAAAGGCGTAGCCATGTATTCAACGGCACGCCTTTGTCCTCTTGGTTTAAGGACATTGAATGTTACTGTTACGGGTTGAGGTTCGCCACCTTGGGGCGGTGGATTAATTGCTCCTGTGACTTTTGCTTTATCAACAATCAAAGCGGTGTTAAAGAGTTTTTCATCTTCTCCTGCTGCTTCACCAGATATTATCAACTGACAAGCTTTTCTTTTTGGCTCTTTTGGTAAGCCGAATTTAACAACATCTGTTTGATAATCAAAGTTAATGAATATAGCTGTTCCGGCATCAGCAGAGGCAAAAGATAGAGTTTCACCACTAATTGAATACTTTCCTTTTGCAGGAGACGATTCCTTAGTCCAAACATCACCATCTATATCAGTAAGTATTATGCTGTCTGCAATAGGAGTCTGTCCGAGTTTAACCGTATATGGCGAAACTTCAGGAATTACATACTCTTCGTCTATGATAGGAAAAGCTTGACTTTGCAATTCTTCTGTACTGTCCCCCATAATAAACGCATATAATTCAATTGGTAAGAAAGCAAACTGAACAGCAACGCTTCCTTCAATTGAAGTATCTTGGTTGGCAGCAGCCCATAAGCTGTTTCCATCACTAATGTTAGAGCCGTTTATTGTTATGTTAGGTGTAATTTGTTGAACGACGCCATTACGTGCTATTACATTAGACGGATCGCTCCTATCGGGCTTTCCGCATTTGTAGCCGACAAGCATTATTTTTCCTGCTTTTTGAAACCTTATTGGTTGTATCATATAAAACACTTCCTTTCTTTTTAAACAATTCTATGAAATGTGTAGCGGCTACCGCTACAAAAAAAGCCACTCATGGTGGCAAGTTCGCCAAGCTGTCCGTAAAACTCAACATTTCGGCAATTTATTTTTTTATGATGCAAAAGTTCATAAATCCTTTCTTGAACCTTGTAAGCTTTATCGCTTTGAGCAGCTGAGACATGGCAATCAATTTGCAAAGTTTCTTCCCGAACAACTATATTGCCTGTTTTTCTTGCGGGTAGGAAATAAACACATAGACGTTTTTCATTGGTTACCAAATCGCTCCATGTGCTACGTTTGATGATTTTCTTTGCTCTTTCACCGACGTCTTTATTCTTAAGGTCTAATAGGTCAAGAAGTTTATCATCATTGATTAAAATGCCTATAACAGCCGTCAAATCCTTTGAAGGATTGAACATATTTATCACCGCCTTTAGGGCATAAAAAAGCCCATAAAAGGGCTTATTTCAAATTAGTTATTATATATTTCCCGAACGGGAATAATGCTAAAGTATTCTTTATTGTCTTTTGCATTTTGAAATTTTTCATCCATCTTGTAGCATCTCTTATCGCATGTGATGGGGGGGTGGGAGAGTATGCACCAGTCGCCTCTAAATCTACGCCGGCAATAGGAGCGCGTCCGATTTTCTTATTTCCAAATATATCAGTATATGGACCCGCAGGTCTTGTTCGAATTTTATTATCAGCTCTTGCCGGATTCCATAAATCGCCGCCCTTATAACTTAATAGGGAAGGATTGCTTTCATCCATCAGTGAGCCTGTTCCGAATTCATCCATGGCCGCCCATGCACCGCCAACTATTGTTACACTAATTATATTGGCAAGTTCTTCAATTTCGCCGTCAGTTAAACTTTCACCGCCTTCCGGAGTCTGCATTTTGGATTTTGCTTCATCGAGTAGCTCTTGTTGCAGTTGCTTCATGGCGTACATTAATTCTTTTCTAAGAGCATTAATGCAGCCTTGACTGTCAGACTTTATCCCATGGACATCAGCTCCTGTATTAACTGATTTCCTTTAAGCATATAACCTTTCTGCTTCTTGTCCCAGTTTTTCTTGTATTTTGGGGCGTTGTATGGCGGGACAGAGGTACGGCTTTTCATTGCATTACATAATATTCCGCAAAGGTAATAAACCCCAATATCAGATAGTTTTTTATATCTTTCTTCTGTTTGAATGCCCTTACCGAGCATATTCATTTTCTCCAATGCCGGAGCAATTAATCTTTTCATTGCTCCTATATTGGCATCCGCATCAATTATTCGGTTGGGGAGTAAATCTTCCTTTACCGTAAGCATCTTCCTGATTTTGTCGTGATATCCATCCCCTAAATATTCTTTATACATAGCCATACCTCCAATTTGCTTTAATCTTCTCTCACATCAATAGAAACTTGACAGCGTACAACTCCGCTCATTCCAGTGTCGTCAATCGAATCAACTTGATAATTCTCACCGTTGTAAACAAACCTATCCAATAATTTTACTTCTAATGATTTAGGTACTTGAAAAGTATATTTTGTACTTTCAAGTAATCCAGGGTCTTCCTGTCTTAATCTGTAAGTTATAATCTCGCAGTAAGATGAAACGTTGGTATTTTTATCTTTCCAATTGACTACAACGTTATAATCTTCGTCAACCGTTTCTTCCTGTTGTTTGTGATGAATAATACAATTACATTTTGTAGCAAAGAATGCCCTTTCTAATGAAGCAGGGTCGTTATTAGCTGATTGTACGAGGTAAGTGTTATCGCGGACTAAAATATATTCCCCACTTAAAACATTGCTTAAACGAGGAATCAAGCCCTCCCAATACGCCTCTCTTATACCTAAGTCTCTTGCCGCTCTTGTAGAGCGCTTTATTGAAACTTTTGTATTAACTTCAGGATTTCTTTTGATTATAGCATCCTCACCGCGTGACCGAATGAATTTATTAGCATATGAACTCATTGCTCCCACTCCCTTTTAGGATATGTGATAGTGAATACAGGTCTAAATATGCCGCTAAATTCAGGGAAATTATCATCAATAATCCCTTGAATAGTTTCGTCAAGTTCATCTTTGAGTGTTGCTTTTCTATTGCTCCATTCTGTTTCCAATTCATAGCTTTCATGAGGGCCTGATTGCTTTTTAGGTAGGCGAGAGGGCATACCGTCACAAAGCAATACACAACACTGCAGGACAACGACGTATTCAAGCATGACTTTGCTATCACTTGGAATAGAAATATAGTCGGGCACTCTATTTATAATTTTTGTTTCTGCAACTGTTATACAATCAGGTTGTTGCAGGACAGAGTCGGGTAGATATTCTACATCTACCCCTAATTTATCTCTGATTCTCTGCTCCCATCCTTCGTCAGTTAGTATTTTATTGTCCATTGGCGTTCACCGCCTTTCAAGGTTTATTCAATAGTCAATATTCTTGCTGAGTCAACAAACATCTTTCTGAAACCACTGTTCTCAGATATTGTCAATAGGTTAGTCTGATTCTTTATGAACTTATCCGCTTCCTGAATAGTGGACCCAATCTCAACAAGTTCTTCAATGCAGTTCTCCCTATTGATAGCATACACAGCTTCTTTTCCGCCAATTTTCTCAGCATTAGGGCTGTACAACAGTGTTGTTCTTGCAATTAGATTCTGCGGTAGTATAGTCTCTACATTCAAGCCGTCAGTAAGCAGCTCGTCCATTTTTCCCGCAACTTCAAATTTCGGATAAAGTACTTCAAGTATCTGAAGTAATCCATCTTCATTTGCAACAACTGTATTTGCCCCATTAGGATAAAATTTCAATAAGAATTTTACCCATACATCACGAGTGATTTTTGTTGAACCGCTCACGATGTCGCTTGCTTTGTGTGAAGGTGCGGCATTATTGTTTCCGTCGCCATCTTTAATTACAGACAATATTTCTGAAACTTTATTATTAGCTGCTTCACTTGCTATCCAGCCGATTTGTCTTCTGACAAAATCAAGACTTGCTCTTCTTAGAACTTCGTAAGAAGCTTCTACAGCTCTACCGTATTTGTAGAAAGTTATTGCACTTTCTCCAAGCTTTAATTTAGCTACTGGTAAATCAGAGCCTTCGGTTACTCTTCTCATTTCAAGCGCTTTCTTGTTTTTAGCATCTCCTAAATCCAAGTACGATGCTTTATAAACGTTGCTATCGATAGGTGTTCTTGTTGCAACTAAGTACTTGTAAAGCGGAAAGCCATTCATTGCTTTTATGAGTGTTCTTGCAATATATTCCGGAAACAGAGCCTTATTTTCGTCAGTTCTGTAAAAAGCTTCTACAGTTGAAGCGAATATATTTTTATCGGCAATCGACTGAGTAATTATTCCAGCTTCTTTCAAGAGTCTTCCGAATGCATCAATTTTGCTATCTTCGGGTGAAGGATCATTCATTTCCAAATAAGAAGAGAGGGTCAATCCTTTGGAAGAAGCCTCTCTATAAGTATCCATATTTATGTTTTGTAATGTTATTTTGTTCATAGCATCATTCTCCTTTCAAATTAACCTAAAAATACGGTTGCTGTTTTTGCTGTTGCATCAACTTCCACAAATATAGGACTTCTAAGCTTGTTTGTGTTGGCAACACCTTTTACTTTCCCGGCGCCATCAACTACAGCTATTTGTCCAACAGTAGGTGAAGAGCTCACCGTAGGAACCTCAATTCTATATCCTCTGTCTTGAACACCTATATATCCATCATTTTCAAATACATCAACAAACCCTAATAGTGCATCTCCATCAGCTCCAAAATCTGCTGTAGCAGCACCACTAATGGCTACGGCCATATTTACAACATAATCTCTGTCATTAGCCTCAACAATTGCTTTAATCGCACTTCCAGCACGATAGCTTGTTGAAGTTGCGCCTATTCCTTCAAAACTTAATCCACCTCTTGCCATTTATAAACACTTCCTTTCATGATTTTTAATATTTTGGCAATAAAAAACCGCTTAATTTGCGGTAATTAGTTTATTTGCTTATATCGCTTTCAATTGCATTTAATTCTTCTTCAAGCCGCTGTTTAGCCGCCTTAGATTCATTAAGCTTGACTTCAAGGTACTGAATATTTTCTTCTTCAACCTTTATGGTACTTCTTAAATAATCCACCCTTTTTGTCAATACATTTTTAGTAAAATCTTGCATGATTTTATCTCCTTGTTTATTTGCTTTTTTAAACCCTGAATGCTTCATCAGGCAACGCCTGAGAGTTTGTAGAAATACTTGGGTTCTCAGGATTCGTTTTTCTTCCGGACGGAATGCTTGCATTAGCCTGTATTTCCCATGTTTTCATGATATCTTTAATTGATTTAGTTTCCATATTGGCGAAACTCTGTTCCCAAGTTTCTTTAGGAAAGTCATTTCCCATAGCACGAACACCCATTGATATTGCATCATCCGACAGGGTTTTGTGATATTCCTGCCCCTCTTTAACGAATTTTTTTAATTGCTCGCTGGATAGAGATCTACCGAAGGTTTTTTCCATGTATTTCGATGGAAATACTACGTCACCTTCAGACAAGGTCGGTCCTTCCGCATTCAATGGTTCAGCTGAAGCTTGAATTGATTCTACTACGCTATCCCATTTTTCAGCTAACTTGTCTAATAAGTTATTCGTTTCATCGACTCCGAGATTCTGAATTTCTTCAGCACTCCAACCAAATGAAGTTAACATTGTTTTTAATTTTTCATTCACTGACTTTTCAGCTCCTTTCAATTTCTCGTTTTTTGGCTTTTCAATTTCGCCTAAATTGTAAAGTTTTTTATGTTCAGACTTTTTTACTAAAGTAAGCAAATCACCGTTATGATACTTATTTAAAAATAATGTATTTTCTGGCAACTCTTCTTTACTCTCTAAAATAGAAAAATTGCCTGTAGGCAATTCAATTATATCTCCGTGTTTAGATTGGGAAACTACAGCCCCAGGATAAGCCCCGTCCCATACAATGGATTCTTCGTATAAAGCGTTGTTATTGTAAGGTATTATTGTAGTAGGCGGCATCGCAGTAACAGTACATGTTTTCTGCGTTCCATCTCCCATCTCATATTTTACGCCCTTCCAATGCCGACATTTGCCGCCATAATAATTTTCACCGCATATGGAGCATTTCATTATGTCGGTGCTAAAACTAATTGACGTATCAGATAGGATTCCAGATTCTATTTTTTTAATCAACGAATTAGCCGATATACCGTCTGTAACTTCGTCATCTCTAAAAATGTACTTATCAAGATATAAAGCCTTGCTTTCACCTTCTTCTAAACTGTCAATTATTCTTCCGTCAAATACCTTCCCATAAGGCACACCTTGAATACCACCCCAATTACTCCAATTATGATTAAGCATAAAGGACACGCCTTTTTTAGCATCATCAACCATAATTTGAAGTAGTTCAGGACTTATTTTTGTATACCTATTAGGTATCATCATATCGCCAGCAGATTTTCCGGTAAAAATAAAAACCTCTTCTGCCAGCAAGGTTCTTTTTGCAAGCTTATTTATTTTAGTTAGCTGTTCATCTGTTGGCGTTCCAAATTTACTCATTATTTTTCACCTTCTTTCTGTTTGAAATATCTTTTCCTAATTCCATGCATGTATCTTCGCAAATACAACCCTTGCAATTAAAGCAATCTTGCAGTTCCTCGTATATCGGAATTGTTGACTTCTTTCGAATGTTTGTAATTATCAATTTTCTCACCCCCAACACTAAAAGATATCCTTATGCTATCGCTTGGTTTGTCAAAAGCCTCTTTAACTCCGGTTGCCTCTTGTGCAGCTTCATCAGGAGATATCCAACCCATTAACTGAGCAATAGCAAAAAACTCTTGCTTCATTAACTGAACTGTCATTCTTTGCTCTTCAGAGTTCCAGTCTATCGTGTTGTGAGTAAATTTCGGTGTTGCTTGTTCACCGTTTACCCTTAACCAAAGTCTTGCTATTTCTTCAATTATTCTTTTGCTTCCACGTTGACATGAGGCTATTCCCGAACAGTATATGCGGAATTGTACTGTACCCCAAGATTCGGTTATACCTGAATTTCTATTCATAAAAATAGCCATCTGTTTTAAGCCTGATAGGACTTGGGGGTCTATACCTTCAAGTAATGCTCTAAAGTCTAAGCTTCTTGTAGCATTGGCGCCCTGATTTTGATTTATAGTTGTATCGCTTGTATGAACATAATCACTATCGGGAGCCATATTAACCAAGCTTGCTCTCATATTCTCAACTTGACCGTTTAGCCAGTCGTTAAGTTTTTTTCCGTCCTGTCTAATATTTTGCGGACATAAGTCCATTAATTTTTCAATATCCATAGATATATCATTTCGTGGGTATCCTTGGTGATGTAATACTGCTTGTACGTCTTGCAATATTTGCATTTGAAAATCAACTGCCTGTAAGACAGGTGTGAGCGCTAATGAGCCTCTCGGGTCTCCGATATCAGGGTCAGCCGGAACCCAAAAGAAATTAGCACTTTCTTTATTAAGATAAACTTTCTTAAAATCTATTTCTTGATAAGGGACATACATCTTTCTGCCTTTGATTTCTTTTAACTCCCATTGAATAGTTGTAGGCTTAACCGGGTATATGTCGTATATGTCTTTTCTGTCAGCGGTAACCTCAGCTTCAACACCCATAGCGCCTAATACATAAGAACTGTAATGTAATTGGTCTATAAGGCCATCGAGTCCGCTGTTAGATATTTCATTTACTCTTGCCGCAAAGTCTCTCCATTTGTCATCCAAATCTGTACGCCTTGTTTTCCCGTCGATAGCATAAAAGTGCATTTCATGCCCTTGGTTAGCAAGTCGAACAAAGTTCCACACAGCCATAGAAACATCGGGATTTACTTTTTTCAGAAACTCTATAGCCTCATTTTCTTCTGGTATTCTTCTAAGGGTTTTTAAAATCTCTGTATTCCTTGAGCGAAGAGGGGAGAGGCTTGAATAAAAACTATTTCCAACTGAGGTCATTCTTCCTACAGGTATTGTAGGCTCATCCCTTGACTTATTATCTTTTCTGCTCCAAAACGCCATTATACCACCTACTTTTATTTGAATTGATTGATTAAATCGAGCCACTTGTTTTGCCAAATCTTAATATCAAAACACTCGACTGCAATCTCTCTGTTTCTTCTGCCAAACTTATTTCGCAAATCCTCGTTCCCTGCTAATGAAATGATGTAATTTTCAAGCCTTTCATGATTAGGGTCATATATCAAAGCATTATAACCATCAATAACCGCATCGCCTAAACCACCAACAGGAGTTGTAATAACAGGCAATCCACATGACATGCTTTCAAGTAGGCTTAATGATAATCCTTCGCAGGCCGTAGTAGGGACGAGGGAAATATCAGTATCCTGATAAACTGATAGCATATCATCTGTTGCTTTATGAGTAATAGTTACATTTGTTCTATCTTTATGGCTGTCAATAAAAGCTTGTTGTGACTGTTCGTCGTGAGATTGTCCAACAAGCGTAAAATTATATTGTGGTAGATTCATGAATGCCCTTGTAACATCTGTACTGCCTCTCAAAGAAGTTAATCTGCGAGGAAATAGAACATTTATACCTTCCCAAGTTTTTTTATCAGCAGGCTTGAATTTTTCTGTGTCAACATAGTTGTAAATTATTTGCATTCTTTTTTCTGCGCCCGGTTCGATTGCTTGAATGACTTTTCTTACATTACTGTCTACGGAAACACAAACATCAGCCATTTTAAAGCCGTACAGCTGTCGTTTATAGAACTCTTTGAGTTGAATGTCGTTATAGTTGTTAATTACGCTTGAACCTTGTATAGCGTCCCAATAAATTCCGTGAGAAACGGTTATGCAAGGGGATACAGCGTTAGGAAAAGCTAAATATGTTGCGAAATATATTCGTAAATCATCTAATGCAGACATTTCATTGAATCGCCAGTTTAAATCTGTGCATGTATGGTATTCCCAGCCTCCATTGTTCGGTATCATTACAAACTTTATGCCTTTGTACTCTTTCATAAAAGGCGTTTTTATGTTGGGGAATGGTTGATATACAGTAGCTAAATGTCCATTAGATATTAATAATTGGCATAAATCTAAGAGGTAGCGTTCTGCGCCCCCATATATGATTTTGTCTTTTCCTTGTTTCTTATTGCCGTCTTTATCAATGTGTACAACTTCTTCTGCATCATGAAAGAATGGCGTTGTGAGGATTGCTATTCGCATATTACTTACGCCTCCTTTTTGCAGAATAACTTACTGCTACTATGATTAATAAGTAAATTAACCAAAGCCACCAGTATTTAATTAAATTTTCGCCATTTGTGTTATGAATCATGTCATAAAAAAATTGTTTCATAAATTACCTCCAAATATTTTAACTTTTAACTTATACAAAAAATACGAAATGTAATAATCAAAAATCTTGTAAATTACAATAAATAGTTGTTTAAAAACTTTTAAGTATAATTTGAATTTACTCATAATTAAACCTCCATAGACTTAATTATCGGCACTGGAGGGGAGGGCGGGAGGTGCGCCCTTTTTCAAAGCCCCTGTTATTTACCGATTAATAAATTATTTCTTTGTTTGAACGCCTATCATAATTCCAACCCACGGAGTAGTTATAGCAGGTGTTTGGAAATCTGCAAAACAAAAATATGACGCACTGATGAGGTCGTCATATTCGCTATCTGATCCACTGTTTTTATATTGAGTTGACTGCCCCGGTCGCATAACAGAAATATAATCTTTCATTTGATTTTCTAACTCCTGCGACCACGGAAATTCACACCATTGTTGTTCTACTATTATAGAAAAATCCTCAACAAGCTTTTCTTTATTTCTTCCTTGTTCCGGTATAGGAGTATTAGTTACTCCACGCTTTGTAAGTTGAGATTCAATTGTTTCACCAACCCCGGTTTGTCCGAAATTACAATGCGCATTGTTATATAGCCTTGAATAAAAAGCTATTCTGTCCCATTGAGCGTCCCATCCCAAGGCATCCATAGTATCTATTTTGACAACTTTTCCCTTGCTATTTCTAATAACACACGGCTTTCCGTCGCCCTTAGACGCAGGGTCATAGCCTATCGTATAAGTTTCATATGGGTCAGGCTTTTCCCATTCCTTCCAGTAATTATTAATTTCTTTTTCAGTTGTTAGTTCAGGAGGTGTTTTTTTTAACACTCTTTCATAATTAGGAAATACGGCATTTATCTTTGATAAAAATTCCGCCATCCAGTTTTGTCTATATTTATTTCGAGACATTCTTTTTTTGAGGTTTTCTTTATATGTCTTTCCGTTGGCTGCTACTTTATCGCCTCTTTCAGCCATATAAGGATTATCCCACGTAGTAAATGTCCACGACTCCCAATCGGGGTCCCATTCAGAAGTTTCTTTTTGTCCCCATTTCCACATCTTATAAAAGAAATTCATGCCAAGTGGTGATGAATTTATTATCGCCATTCCACCCTCGCCATTTAAACCCCTACCGGGAGAAGCTAAACGAGCCTCGATGTTATCCCAAACATCTTCCATATCGGCTATTCGTGCAGCTTCTGTTATTGTAACCAAGTCAAGACCGACACCGACCAACGATTCAGGGTCATAAGCCGAATGCACTTCTATAATGCCGCCGTTTATAGTTTCGATAGTTCTTGTTGTTTTAGAAACATCGACAACCAATTCTTTAGGTAAGTTATGCAGGAGTTCTCGCCAGTTTTGATTTGCCAATCTATCTAAAGGAGCTATGATCCACCATAAAGCATGAGGAACCATGCTCGAATCTCTTTCTTCGTTAAGTATATCGATGAAGTAACGAATGCCTTCCATGATAGAACAACGGTCTTTACCCCACCTGTTACCTGCATTGATTACTTTGAATCTCGCTTTTGAATTATGTACTAATTCTTGTCCCCAATGAGGACTATATTCAGCAGTAACATTAACTCCGCCTCTTGCATTACGCATTCGACATTCAGGGCAAGTAAGAAATGACGTATAGGCTTCGTATTCGGGTCGCCAAACCTGTGCAAATGGCTTGCCGCACTCTTTGCATATTGACATTTTGTCCGATGTAGAATGTTGTATTAACTTTTCATTTTTCTGTTGTTTAATACTGACTGAACCGCCTTTTCTCGGCATGCTACATCACCTACTTTTTCACATAAAACAAGCAATATCGATAGAAGTGCTTATTATTCATCATCTATAATGTTTTCAATATTCTTTCTAAACTCGCGTTCGCTTAAAAATCTAAGAATCGTAATACCTAAAGATATCAAAATGATTAATATAGAAAAATCACTCATAGCTGTACTCCTTAAAATTCATCTTAACAAATTCCCTTATCCCTTTACCGGGATTGTAGTCAGGATAAAGTTTTAAAAACTCAGCTTCGCAATCTTCCAAAGCTTCACCTTTAATAATTCCGTTTTTAATGAGGTAGAGAAGTCCAATGCTTGCGGAGCGACTTTCACCTTTATTACAGCAAATAAGAACATTTCTGCCTTTGAACAATTCTTCTTCTATAAATAAAAGTGATTCGTCTATCATTTCTTTGCTAAAAAATAGGGAAGAGGGAGCATCAACCATATTAAGAATTAACTTAGTTCCTCTATCTCTGTAAGCCCAAAGATATTCTGGGTGTTCTTTTGGAGCAGACCTACTCGTATAATTAAGTGTTTCTCTGTGCCATGGTTCTTTAGCTGCCAATAAAAAAGAAAACCCATCATCAAAGAATGTTGATTCATAGTCCTGTTGATTACCAACATATAAATTATCTAAAATATTTTTCATATTGTCCTCCGTAGATTAAATGGTATTATCAATTTCTTTAGATACCATAAAAGCTAACTCATCTATTATATCAGCTATTTTTCTTAGTTCGCTAACATTAAAACACCCTTCAATTAAAGATTCGTCCATTACGGATAATATGACAAGTCTATTGTCATATGAATCCTGTTCATCGAAACTTTGCGTAATTTTTCCAATACTGTTTAATTTCTCGTATAGATGTCTTATGTCTAACTCTTTATCGTTAACAGTAAATTTTGCTTTTCCGTCTTTGACCTCATTTTGTATTTTCATTTGTTACCTCCATTTAATTTTTATTTTATTTATTCATTAAATAATTTCTAAGGTAGTAGTAAAAAGTATAATAAATAAAGTGTGCCGAATACTTGATATCCTTTATAAAATTTATTGAAAAATTATATCTGTCAGCGAAGCTATGTAAGCTTGCTAAAAAGGAAACAGGATTATATTCTGTTTTATAATTGTGGTTGATTATTTCTTCGTAGGAAGCATTTTCTATAAGTAAATGAACTTTCCCTTTACTTCTTATAAATTCGCTTTCTAAACGCAATCTATCGGTTGTCATATTTCCACTAAGTTCCTCTAAGTTTCCCTTGCGTTCAATTGATATTTTGTCAGTAAAATATAAATCCCTGTTAAATCCTAATGGAAGGTTAGCAGGGAGCATAAAGCTGTAATCACAAAATTCTAATTTTTCAATTTTATATGGTATTTTCTTTTCATCAAGCCATGATGTAATATTTTGGTTAGCATTTTCCCGGCTATCGACTAAAATTATCATGCTTTTTAAAAGTTCTTTTATCTCTTTATCCGTATATTTAAACATATCTATCATTTAATCACCCTAATCATCAGAAGTTTCAACTTGAACAGCAGCTTGTACAGCTCCTGAGCTTTTAAACATAAAGTTGATTTTCGTACGCTTTTTAGTGCCGAATTCATCCATAACATTCGGATTCATCAAGTTTCTTAATGTTCCTGTCAGTTTTTCAGCAGCTTCAGCCATGTATTTCATATCCTGCGGAGTTTTGATATTATCAGCAACCCTCTGAAGAACTTCCTCTTTAGCTACTGATGATATTATTTTTTCTATGGTTGAAATTGTTCTTTTAGCGGTATCAAGCTTTTTATTATCAACTTCCAGTTCGACACGCTGTCTTTTAGCAGATAAATGTTGTTTGCTTAATTCAGCGAGAGATTCAATTTCATGAATCGCCTCAACTTTCATATCAAGTTCATTATTTACTGAAATAACAGGACTTGAAATCAAAGGATTTTCTGTCAATAGGGGATTTTCAACTAAATCTATTGCTTTATTTTTATTTGATTTATCTATTTTACTTTTTGCCACTTTTTCACCGCCTTTCAGCGTTTTTATGTTCGCTTCCCACCCCTAAGCTCTAAATGAACATTTTTCCCTGCGGTTTTACACGCCAACCTAATTTTTAAAATTGCAGGCAAGGAATCGAACCTTGCACGATAATTTTCACGGTATCTCGTTTATGCCCGATATTGCTGGGAACTCAGCACTCTATTATCAAGAGCCATTGTATACACCGTTACACTGCGTCTTCCACTTCCGCCACCGCAATAATTTGTATAGGTAGAACTATTACATTAGATAGCTTGTTCACTTATTGGCTACTTCGCTACTTGAATTAATCCCAATATGCAATCTATAATATAAGTACACCTATAAACACGCTTAGAAAGCACTGTACCGTGACAGTTAAATAGTCAGCACAAGTATATATCCTTTCAACTTATGCCTATCTAAACCTGTAAATAGGTAAAATCTATAAGCGATTAACCTCACATATCTACGTATCTTTCACTTAACTCCAAACTTTCAGCCACCTATACCCTGCACGGCTCATATGTCCGTAATTCATTGATTTCGGCTCAATGATAAACCAATCCCTTTCGGGTCAAAATCCGCAACAAACATTACTTGAAGCGGTCTCCTTTCCTACGCTTGGTAGGTAGGCTAATCAGAAAACACCATTATGGCGTAATCAGAATCTCCTTGTACACCTGGTACATGAGTCAATTAGTATATATACTACATTGCTCGATACCATTTGTTATATAGTATATATACTATATAACTTTAAGTATCTGCTTTTTATCCTACCGCTTAACGGCACTGTTTTTCATATTTTATAGTTCCATTCGATTGAATAACTTGTTTAGCAACTCCAAGTTCTAATAATTTTTCTATTAACTTGTTGCATGAAATAATTCCTATTCCAAGCTTGAGTTTTAAAAAAGAACTATCAAATTCTTTATGTGTGTTTTCAACTAATCCAATCGCCTTTTTTAATAATTCTTTGTTTTCCGTGTTTACCTCGTTTTATATGCTGCCTGAAAAGGCTGCGTGTTCTATGCTGCCCGTTTAGGGCTGAGTATCATCGTTTGGTCTATTTGGAACTGGATATTCTTTAATATAATAGTAATCCGCGTTTTTACAGCGACCATAAGCATATAAATTAAATAAAAAAGTTACTTCTAAAACAAATGCAGCTAACAGTAAGATAATATCATTCATCTGTATCCTCCAAAAACTGCGGTCTGCGGTCACAGAACTCGGAAAGTGCAACTGCAGCCATATCCGAATAGGTAACTTTCTTAATTGACATGGAATTAGCCTTGTCCACGACTGCCTTAAATTTTAATGCTACATGTTCCGGAATATCAAATTTCCTTTCAACCATGCCTATCTTTGGAGGTCTGCCGGAGCGAATAACCGGAACTTTTCCCGTGGCTTTCCACTCGTCGTAATATCTTCTTAATATGCCATAGGAATTGACCATACCACCCTTGATAGGCTTTTCAAACTGTTCAAAAAGATGCTCAATGGGCTTCAGCTCTTCAAGATATTTTATTCCTTCAACTCTCTTTTCACATACAGCATTCTTAGCTCTTGTCTCTGCAATGCCTTCCATCTTGCACACATCGAAGTAGTTATAATATCTGCTATCTATTGGTCTTTTGTTGTATTTTCTTTTATACGGCAAATTTAATCACCTGCCTTTTATGCATTTATTTATATTCACATAATGTTCTCTGTTTTTATCTTTTTCAATTCTGTTCAATATAGATTGTTTATAATTTTCGTTTGTAGACACTCTGAGCGCCGTGCCACGAAGATAATCGCTCTTTGGTACAATTCCACGTTCGATTAGCTTTATCATCATTAAAGCCGTTTCAAGACGTTTAATATGTCCATGGTTTTTATAAGTGCCTGCGGTATTTATCAAGATGCAGCCGCGGTTATTTTCTTCTTCGATGATTATGTAATTATTATGTCGGTGAAGTAGCTTACCCATTAGATAATCCTCTTTTCTTAGCCTCTTTCTCTCTTTCTTCCGCCGCCTTTTTAGCCCACCTGGTATCTTTAAACATATTGTACAGGTCTTTGCTTATCCAGCGGCCTTTGTATTGAATGTAAGGGTTCATGAAATAGGACTTTTTCTTTTCGGTTATATTTACAGCAATTATTCCTTTATCGATTAACTTTTTAATTACTCTGTCAACAGTTTTCTTATCAACATCAAGCTTTTTAGCTATCCATTCAGATGTCATCGAGTGATTGTTTCCCATTGAGATATAACCCGACTTATAACCAACACCCGCCATCATGGTCATTAAAACCCGATAGTCTGTACCTGTTAGTCCTTCGTTAGCAAGTTGGTCTATAGAAAAAGCACTAAGCATACTAAATTTGCCGCTTTGCCCGAAATCATATACTTTGTCTGAATTTATTTCATGTTTATGATTTATATAATATTCAACCTGAGTTTTACTTCTAATGGTCTGAGTTTCGCTATCAAACACGCCCTTTATCTCTCCGGTATCAGGGTTGAATAACAAAAATTCATTCTCTCCTAACTGCAAATATATCACCTACTTTTACAAAAAAGAAAAGGGATTTTTTCATCCCTTTTTTAAAGTCTGTTTTTCATTGATATTTCAACTCAAAAGCGTTATTTTTGATGCTTTTAGTCCTTTTATTAATCTTATTGTACGAATTGCCTTAGCAAATTCGGACGGTCTTAATCATATAGGTTAATAAATTCTTACATTGTTTTTGCCAAACAAAAAGAAGCGACTAATTTCTTAGCCACTTCTACGTATTATAATTGTACCACATAATTCCGAATATTAAAAGGGACAAAACAGGACATTTATAGGACAATTTCTGGACAAAACAGGACACCTATATTATTTCGAGTTAATTACGGGGGATAGGGGAGTGATATTTAATAAAATAGAATTATAAAAAGTCACGTGGAAAGGGGATATTTTTATGAGAGGTAACTCTCCGGCGCCGAAGGCAAGGAGCCCCCCGGGGGTCTGCTTAAAATGTATATAATATACAATTAATGGCGGTAAAATGTCATAAATATTAATAATTATGTCGCAAAACCTCAGCTATGCGACAAATTCGAATTTTAAATAAATGGATGCATGCATTCAAAATACAACATATGTTCCGCTTCATTAAAACGCAGTTGCGGTTTTGTATAAAAAAATTGCAGAAAATTTTAATATTATTAGAATAAAAATGCAATAGTAAAATCTCTGAAAATATGTGAAATTTAAGCAAAGAACCGATATATGCATTTTTGCATATGCAATATTGCATATAAGGGTTTACTATAGTGCTGTGATACCGATGTCAGAAACCTGACACAATGATATTATTAAGTTAATCATAGTTTGATGAATCAGCAAAATAGACATAAAAAAGAACAGCTGTCCGGCTGCTCTTGTATGGAATTACGTGCACATTCCGCCTCTGTTTAAGTCCTCTAATATAATCTGCTTCGCTTCGTCATCCCAATTATTTAGTTCTTGCTTTATGCGTTCCGCTCCATCTACTTTACTGATGTGATAATCTTCCAAGGTCATCAATAACATGTTGTATGCATTCCCAAACATTTTAGTTTTATGATTCTTCATCTCTTCAATGTCCTTTACTGTTTTCATCATTGCTGCGCCTCCTTTACATCATTGTTATTATCTTCGTTGACATATTCCATGATCTCGCCCGGCTGTACATCTAAAACCTTGCAAAGTTTATCAATTATATCAAGCGATACGGCTTTATTGCTTGCAAGCTTGGCAACTGTTGTTGAAGAAAACCCAGCCATTGCTTGTAGATTACCTTTAGATATATCTTTCCTGTTTAATAAGTCCATTAGCTTGTAAAATTTAATGGTCACTTAAATCCCTCCCATGTGTTTCTTGATAATTGTATTATACAATAAATGTTTGCAAGTGTAAAGATATATTTATATTTTAAAATAAAACTGTTGACATATAAATTTATATTTGCTATAATATATTTAAGATAATAAATAATTGTTTTAATTGTTAAAGATAAATCACGCAGATAAACGGAGGTAATAAAATGAAAACACTACTAATCATAACCGCTCTTCTGAGCACAACGAACATCGGTATAGCAGAGAACGAACACTACATCAATTATCCCAGTGGCTCTGGCTACTACATAGAAAATGACATCGGAGTCCAAGTCGAGGACGTAACACTTGAAGTAATGGGAAACATATTTGTAATAGAACAGTTGCACTGACGAGGGTTAAATATCCGAAACCGCTCCGGCGGTCTGCAACAGAGAATAAATAAAACGGAGGTATAAAATGCAATCAATAATAATTGATAATGGTTTAATAAGGGATATCGGCAAAACACCAGCTACAGACATATTGCAAGAATACAAGAAAAGCAATGTTGCACATGTATTCGCTGACGGTAAGTTATATGCATTTGAATACGACGGTAAGAAATAGCAGATGCCAGCCTGCAAGCATAAACATCTGCTAACCACCCAAGGCGGTATAAATATTTTGAACTGTGCCGCCTTTAAAGTCAATATGGAGGAGATTATGAATAAATTAAGAAGAAAACAACTGGATGAAGTTATTGACAAAATTAATAATATTAAGGATGAGCTTGAAACTATAATGAATGACGAAGAGGAATATAAAGATAACATGCCCGAAAATTTACAGGGATCTGAAAGATATGAAATTGCTGAAGCTGCTTGTGATTCTATGCAAGAGGCACTTGATTTATTGGAAGACGCAATCTCAAGTATCGAAGAGGCAAAGGAAAATTAAAAGCAAACCACATAGGATAAAGGCTTTATCAGCACCCAAAATAATTCATAGACAAAACCCTTGTCACAATATGGAAAATCGATTATAATTAAATTATTAGAAAATTAGGAGGAAAAGAAAATGTTTAAAGTAAATTATGAAGGTAAAGAATTAAATGTAGAGATTGTACAAGATGCTTATATTAGCTATCAATCATGGAGCCCAAATCCTAACAATTGGGTCAGAATAGACGGACGTATAGATGGTAAAGATTGCACGCTGCTTTATAAATGGGATGGAGAGCAGGGGTTAGAGGATATTGACTATAACAATCCCTATGATGTAGATTTTCGTTAGAAGTTTTTTATCACATAGCAGGAGGCATGTTTAATGAGTAACTCAATTGATTTGAATAGGTTTAGCGATATCTTGGATGTGCAGGGCTTTATCAGTGCTCAAAATAATTCATAGGGCTTCGGCTCTTTTTTATTTGACAAGGAGATTGGCGCCAAACTTAGGTAAGTTATTTATTTGAAACTAAATATAGTCCTGTGAATACTACCATAGGGTAAAACTATAGTCAGCGTTTAAGAAAACTTTATTCATCGGAATTCCTTCCCTTTATAAATCGTGCTTTAAGAGTATCCCAAACAACAAACTTTAAAAAGCTAACTACAATAAATAATATTGTAGTAAAAGCGATAGCAATATCTAAAAACGAACCTAACGGGGAAAGAAATTCTAATAAATCTACTATAAGTGATATATCGAATAATTCTGCAAATATTAAAATAAAAATGAAACCAATTATAGATGCAAGAGCCATAACACTTATCATTATAAGACTGCCAATAAAATTAAGAGCGTTCTTATTATTACGTCCTCTATCTTTGATGTACATTATAATTGCAAAAGTCAATGCAAAAAACGATAATCCAATAAATACTGATATTAATATTCCTGACAATGATGATAATTCAATATGTAACAAATTAAATATTTTATCTCGAATCAACACAGCGCCATATAGAAATATTTCTGGAAGTACTAATACACCAATCATTATAACTATGAGCATCAAGCACCCAATGCCCTCATTTAAAGACTTGCTTAACTTATCAGTAAATTTCATATTAATTTTCCTACTTATTAATCCATATTTCCCTTTCGGAGTTAACTCAAATTCGAAAAACAAATCCGTTGGAATTATTTCTTGCTTTTCTCCTGTACTGTAATTTCTATTATTTTACATCATTTTACCATTTATTGCAATAAAAATATAAAACCGTTTTATGTTTCTAAATATTGCTATTTTAAAATAATATATATGTGATATAATGTTAAGGTGAACGTAAGTTCGATACGAAAGGGTGTTTTTATGTCCGTAATAGTAATGCATGTTGATGTAAACTCGGCATTTCTGAGTTGGACTGCAGCTTTTGAACAGCAGCAAGGGATTGAAAGAGATTTGAGAGAATTAGTTGCTGTAATAGGTGGGAACGAGCAAAACAGACACGGAATTGTCCTTGCAAAATCTATATCTGCGAAAAAATATAAAATTCAGACGGGTATGTCGCTCATGGAAGCAAGACAACTATGTCCTAATCTTCTTGTTATGCCACCGAATTATCGAGTTTATACAAGAGCAAGTAAGGCTTTGAGAGAATACTTAAACACCTTTACACCCGACGTCGAGGTCTTCAGCATCGACGAATGCTTTTTGCGTTTTACGGATAAGAGCAGAGAGCAGGCAATTGCTTTGGGACATGAGATAAAAGAAGGCATTAAGAAGAACTTTGGCTATACTGTCAATGTAGGGATATCTACAAATAAACTACTTGCCAAGATGGCAGGAGATTTTGAAAAGCCGGATAAATGTCATACATGTTTTCCAGAAGAGATAGAAGCAAAGTTATGGCCGCTCCCAGTAGAAGACTTATTCATGGTCGGGCGCCGTACTAAGCCTAAATTGAATCGGTGGGGGATTTATAAAATAGGAGACTTAGCAAAATTTAACCCGAAGTTAATATTCAGCTTACTTGGAGTGCATGGGCGCTTAATACATGCTTATGCGAATGGAATTGATGCGTCATCGTTTAAGCCAGCACCGCCCATAAAAAGTGTAGGGAACAGCTCAACCCTGAAATTTGATGTTGAAGACACCGATACTGCACATGCAATAATACTCAGCCTCGTGGAAATGACAGCATGGAGGCTCAGAGAAGCAGAAATGACTTGCAGGGTAGTGAGCGTAAGTATAAAAGATAAGGACTTCGGGTATATTTCTCGACAACAGAAACTTCCTTATTTCACAGATTGTACTAAAGAGATTTATAAAAATATATGTAAATTGTTTGATAAATATTGGGACGGCAGATCTATTAGGCAGCTTGGTGTTTCTGTCTCAGAGCTTGAATTTGCGAAGTTTCAACAATTGAGCATGTTTAAGGATCGCAATACTTTGAACAATGAAAAATTGGATAAGGTTATTGATAGTATAAGAGAAAGATTCGGTGATACAGCAGTTATAAGGGGCGTGTTTGCAAATTCAGAACTGAGCCCGTTGCTCGGGGGATATCCTGACGACGAATACCCAGGAATGAGCAGCATATTGTAATCCTAAACAACAACAGAATTTTCAAGAACGGTGTTGTTTGCATGTAGAAGAAAATCAAAGTTTTCACCATTCAACCATGCAGACTTTTCTTCCTTATTATATATAAGAGGCATACGGTCATGAATTCCAGCCATATATTTGTTTGCATCTTTAGTTATGATAACATATGACGGCTGTTCTTCGTCTACATCGAACAAACTTAATTGTTCGGTTTTATGGTTAAAAGTATTAAATAACCCTGCCATATATAGAACGGATTCAGGATTTTTAAAATAATATTTATTTTTTGCTCCCGTATCGTTTTGCTGCCACTCGAAAAAACCGGATGCGGGAATTATGCATCGTTTAGCATTTACAAGATTTTTAAACATTCTTTTATCAGCAAGACCTTCAGCTCTTGCGTTAATAACAACGCCTTTGCTATTCCATTTTGGGAATCCCCATTTAGCGAGAATGGCGCCTTGAGCTGTTATAATAGGTGCTATATTTGTAGGGTAGATTTCTCCAGTCTTTAACTCCATATTTATATTTCTTTGGACTTCTTGAACTATTTGCTTAAGTTCTTTTTCATCTATATCGAAATAATATCTTCCACACATAAAATCACCTCTATTATAGTATACCGAGAATTAAGGGAAATAAACACTTTTAAAGTAAAAAAACATTAGACAAAAGAAGTTTGCCCGAATAAAAACTTCGGGCAAACTTCGGGCAAAAATAATAACGCTAATTATGTTTTATCGACTTTGAACAAAGCGAACAATTTTTGCAAACCCTTCAAAACCCGTCATAATAGTGAGATTTGAAACTCATCATAATTAAGCGTATCTTTATAAAATTTGCTTAGAATTATGCCAGGGAGAACGGCATAGGCAAGTAATACTGCAAAAAAATTTCGAATCCGCTCATAAAGATATTGACAAGAAACCATGAATTGAATATAATATTAATGTTGCCGGGGTGTAGCGAAGCTTGGTATCGCGCATGGTTCGGGACCATGAGGCCGAAGGTTCAAATCCTTTCACTCCGACTCATTAAAAGAGCAGCTTAGGCTGCTCTTTTTGTATGCAGACAACCTTGGTGAGTGAGACTGTGATTGTACGAAAAATAAATTAATACATTTTTATACATTTGCTGGATATTATTAATTTTATGTGATATAATGTTATATCATATGCAAGGAGGTTGTAATGTACGAGGAGAAATATAGCGGAAACGAAGTGCTGCTGCTTTCAGGCGTGGGGACAATGGAAGCAGAGATAATAATTTCAAAACTTAAGTCATACGGAATACCTGTGCTGAAGAAATCAAAAGGAATCGGAGGTCTTATGGAGATTTATACCGGAGTGAACTCATACGGCTCAGATATATATGTCCCGGAGGATGCGCTTGAATTGGCACATGAGCTTCTTGGGCATGCAGGGGATGATGAGACCATTGAATAA